ATGAGCGCGCGAGCCACGCTGATTTTCAGCGGCGAAAGCCTCGCCGGGAATAACCGGCCGTTCGAGATGACGCTCGATATGGAAATCGACGGCCTCTTGCGCGACCAGATACCGCTGGACATCGCGAAGGAGCTGCTCGTGCGTATCGCGATCGCCCTGACCGATCCCGAGCACCACGAGAGGCTGGCCCACGACCTCGCCGAACCTCCAGGCAAAAGACCGGCCGTCAAACTCACCGAGGGTGAAATGAACCCGTTTCCCGCGCCCGGTTCACGGGATCCAATCTTCGAAGAACTTGACCGCCGTCTGGCCGAGGAAGCGGAAGATCTCAGGCGGAAGACGCTGGCCGCGGCGGCGATCGCGGAACCAGCGAAGCCCAGGGGCAAGCGGAAGCGAAAGAAACGCGATTCGCAAATTGCACAGGCCTTCAGAATCGAACCGTGGATGCTCCGCCGTGCCCGTTATCTGCGGGCGACTGGCCGCATCGATGACGAGCTGCTGGCGATCGCGCGAAAGGTGGCCAGCGAATGAACTGGCCGCTGGCATGCGGTGACTGCGGCCACCGCTGGGACCTGGCGTTGCCGCCGCTGCCGATCTCGGCAAAAGCGTTCGTCCGACTGATGCGCGCACAATCCAGATGCGTGAGGTGTGACTCAGTAGCCGTCGAAATCGAAACAGCGCCGCCGGAGGAACTACTTCAATCCATTCAGCCCGAATCGGAAATGGAACCCAAAGTCCGGGAGATCATGGCAGCTCTCATCGCCCGCATCCTGGCGAAACACGTGGGTGCGCCCGAGACCCTTGGGCCCGTCGTCGAACTCGATGCCGCGTGCGCCGCCTTCCCCAGTCCTTGGGAAAAGCAAATCTGGAAAGAGGAAGTGCACCGCCTCACCCAACCACCGCCCGGAGAACCCGAATGAAAACGGGCTCCACCATGCAGAAGTGCGGAGCGTGCAGCACGCATTACGATCCCGCAACCTCAAGCCGCGATTGCCCTCACAAGTGGACCGCGCCCGTCTCGCCGGCTGCTGAAGGAACTCGCGGAGCGCAAGGCCGCGGGACTGCCCTACAAGTTCGAATCGTGGAACGCGGTCCCGAGCCCGGAATCGGTTCCGAGTGCCTCAAAGCGCCGGAGGCGCCCGAAAAACTCATGAGCCGCTATTTCTGTCCCTTCTACGGAATCACCCTCGCCCGCGCGGGTGAGACGCACCCCCGGCTGATTGGCATCGACAGCGGTGACAACAAATGCGGCCTCATGACATCGGACGATGCTCCCTGCACGATGGAGATCGCCGCCCGCGAACCGTCGTGGGAAGATTGCCCTCGCAATCCGGAGCGGTCGATTCCGCTGGTGGACGATCTTCGCGAGACGCTGGTTAAGATCCTTCACGAATCCGCCATGGCTGGAACGGACTCGGGTAATGCCACCATTGCCACTCTCTCTCGCGATGGCATTCGCCGCACAGGGAAGCCGATATGAAGATCAAGGGGCCGGAACACGAGCTCGACATCGACATGGACAAGTGCGAGGACGGCGACCCGTGCTCGTACGACCACACCTGCCGAATCCACAAACTTGTCTGGGTCTTGCAAGACCGGCCACCAAGCACGAGCCATACTCGCAAAGACCGCGTGGAGATGCAAGGCGGGATCGTTCACTTGCCGGCCGAGTTTCGGGAGGTTGCGCGGCTGGCGAACCGCGCAGGACTGGAGGGTTACGAGTTCGTCGACGCGGAATGCGGGCTCGACTTGGACGCAATCAAGGCACTGAGCGAAAGACCGGCAGCCGAGATAGAGGCCGCGCTGGATCATCTTCCTTACCCGAAGTCGCGCATCGAGATCACGTACCGCAAGCCGGAGGCCCCGCGCAAAACGTCGCTTCTCGATCTGGTACACATTACCGCCGGCGCCCTACGCGAGCGAGCCGCATATATCGTGGAGCACGCGGACGCGATTCACGTGCAAGTCCGTGGAAGTGAGGGCCGGTGGACGACCGGGTCGCTCGCGGATCTTCCCACCGGTGTCGCCCTTCGCGAAGCGTTCCGGCTACTGCTGCGGGCGGAAGTGCCACAACAAGCCCCGTCGCCGCGGTTTTGGTGTACCACGCACGATTCCGGCGTGTGTGACGGCAGCGATGGGGACTGCGTTCTGGTGCAGTCGCCGGGCACAGTCGAGGATTTCGGCTGAATGCCGATCCGTCCCGAGTTGCGTAAGTATTACGGCCCCGCATGGCGCGAATACCGTCTGCAGCTCATCGAGATCAAGCGCGCGGCGGCGGGCAACGACGCCGGCGGAATACCCTGTGATCGGTGCCATCGATTCATCCACGGGTCGATGATTCAAGCCGCGCACGTGACTCACGATCCCCGTAACAACGCGCTGGTGAGTCTCTGGTGCGCGAGTTGCCATGCGACCCACGACGCCCCGCACCGGCTCGCCATGTGGCGGCGGTCGCGTGCCAAACGAGTGGGCCAGATGTGGCTCTTGCCCGAGATCGAATACGCCCCCTACGCGTCATGGATGATTCCCTTGCGGGTTCTCAAAACGGCCCAGGGAGGGCTGTTCGAATGAAAGTCGAAGTGCTTCTTCGCCTTCTGGCGAGCGCCGAAAAGAGACTCAGGATTGACGGCCTGTTCATCCGGTTGCAATCCGACGGATCGGGATGTGTGACCTTCGTTTGCCGGGCTCGTCGAACGCGATGTTTTCCGGTTCGATCGGTTCACCGATCTGGCCGCATGGCTTCACAACCCGCGCGCCATCGCTTATGACGAAGAGGGCAACGTGATGGAGGCCAGGGCGTGACAGTAACTGAAGCCATCGCGGCCAATGACATCGCTTGCGAGGTCCTCACGCTGGCCCGTGAAGGGGTGATTGTTACGCCGACGCTGGAATGTCAGGTCGCGGCGCTGCTGATCAATGCGAACAAGAGACTCGGCGCCGGATACACTCCGCATTCGTTTCTGGCCGATCTTACGAAGACACGTAGGGGCGGACGCAAGATGGAGGTCGAGGCGTGACGATCGGAATCGAGACGGGTTCCTTCCTCAGGGCTGTCCTCGAAAACGATCTGGTAAAGACGTTCTTGTACCGCAGCGATGAGTCGAGACTCGGGCTGTCTTCCATCGCAGTCTTCCTGGATACCGAAGCGCCAGACGAGGCTTGGGGCTCGGCAGCGAAGGTTCAGGCGTGGATCGACAAGCACGCGAAAGAGCGTGCGGGCGCAAAACCATCGAGCGGCGATATCGCCGAGGCCTCGGAAGAAGAACAGAAGTCATGAACGCATGCAAATGCGAACGCTGCCTGCGGTCGCGATACATCGAAGAAACCCTTCGAATCGGAACCTCCCAGCAAATCGAGAGGCTGACCGAGGACCTCCTTGACAACCTGATCGAAACAGAAGAGGAGCTGGCGATGGCAAGGGCATACATCGCAGACCTCACCGAGGCGCCGAAAGGCGAGCCGCCGACGGGTTCAGGCGTGATCGACAAGCGCACCGGCGCCACACCATGAGCAAGAGACTTCTGATCGGTAAGCTTTCGCTGCCACTCGAAACCGTCACGCAAAGCCTTGCCATCCTGGCTCGAAAGCGCGCGGGGAAAAGTTATCTGGCCCGCAGTTTCGCCGAGCAACTCCTCGAGGCGGATCAGCAGGTTGTCATCATCGATCCAAAAGGCGACTGGTGGGGGATACGTTCTTCCAGCGACGGCAAGCGGCCCGGCTTCCCCGTCGTGGTGCTTGGAGGCGAGCACGGGGACCTGCCTCTCGAAAAGACTGCCGCCGACACGGTAGCCCGGCTGATCGTCGAAGAGCACGTAAGCGTCCTGCTCGATCTGAGCGATTTCCGTAAACACGAGATCGCCCTGTTTCTCGGCGGCAGCCTTCCGAGTCGGGGAGACAGGCAACGCGCGGATGGGTTGCTCGAAATCGTCTACCGCCTTAAAGCCAGGGAGGAATTCCGCACGCCCGTGATGCTGATTGTCGATGAGGCCGACGCTATCGCGCCCCAGAAACCGAATCCCGGCGAGGAACGAATGCTGGGCGCCATGTCGGACATCGTGAGACGCGGTGGCCAGCGCGGCATCGGCTCAATGCTGATCACACAGCGTTCTTCGGTGATCAACAAAGACGTGCTTACGCAAACACAGGTCATGATCGCGCTGCGCACCATCGCGGAACTCGATCTGAACGCCATCATGGGCTGGGTCGACGTCCACGGCGTTCCGGAGCAGGCCAAAATACTGAAGGCTTCGCTGCCGTCGTTGCCGGTCGGAGACGCCTGGATTCTCTCACCCGGGTGGCCGACCGAGGCCGGCATATTCGAGCGGATCCACGGCAATGCAATCACCACTTTCGATAGCGGCGCAACGCCCAAGCCGGGAGAGAAGCGCATCAAACCGAAAAATCTGGCCGACGTGGACCTTGCCGCGCTTCAGCGCCGGATGGCAGAAACTATCGAGCGCAAAAACCAGGAAGATCCCGTGGAATTGCGGCGCCAGATCGCGGAGCTGAAGAAACCCGCGAAACCCGCAGTTGTGGATCCGAACGTGGTTGCGCAAGCCGAGCGACGCGGATACGACCGTGGCCGGGCGGAGGTTCGGAGGGAGTTGGCAGGATTATCGAGCTGGAGATTAAAGCTGGTAGAAGCGGCCGGCATCATCAACAAATCGATCGACGGGCTGCAGTCCCTTCTGGATATACCGTTTCTTGACATACCGTTCGACGCACAAACGGCTACTGCAGCGCCTCCGCCAGTGCGCCGGGAATCTCCGCCCGCACCGGTTCGATCGATTGCACCTGCGCCCGGTGGCAATGGTCTGGCGAAGCACGAGCAGCGGATACTGACGGCGCTCGCCCAATATCCCCGAGGCCTTAAGAAAGAGCGGCTCGCCATTCTCACCGGCCACCAGCTTAACGGCACTTTCTATAACCGCATCGGAGCCCTGCGAACAATGGGAGCGATCACGCCGAAGGGTATCGATCCGATCGCCATTACGGAAGAGGGACTGCGGTTCCTGGGGGCTTTCGATCCTTTACCCGTGGGCCGCGATCTGCGCGAGTACTGGCTCAACAGAGTAAGCCGGCCGGAGGCGAAGCTACTCGCGTATTTGTTCGACGCCTATCCCGAAGCAATGACGAAAGAAGCGCTGGCGGAGGCCTCCGGGCATCAGCTCAACGGCACGTTTTACAACCGGCTGGGAGCGCTGCGCACCAAGGGTCTGGTTACCCCGGCGGGTACGAACCCGCGCGCGATGTCCGATCTGTTCGAGGAATAAGCAACAGAAATCGATTCCACACGACCTCGCAAACGGGGGTATAGTCAACACATGACCTCCGCCCTGGCTCTTCCGCTTCCTCTCAGCAAACGCGATACGCCGAAAAACCCCGCCGCCCGAACGGCGCTCACGGCCACCCGCGCCAGCATTGCGAGTATGATTCCGTCGTTCAAAACCAAGGCCGCCGCGGTTGAGTTCTGGGAGTCGCTCGCGGCTTATTGCTCGCGTAACGTCGCCGAGGTGAACGGCCAGGGCGCGGGTTCTGGAACCGCCGCGGGCTCTGGAACCGCACCGCGATCGCGCACGGCCAAAACCAAATCGGCGACTGCCCGCTGAGCGGCAGCCGGAAAGGTCAGGGCCGAATAAAGGCCAGAATTGTGACGATCGGCTGGATGCCGGCAGCCAGACAGAGAACAATCGCCAGCAGGCAATCGACAACAGACCAACCGCGCCTCGTCTCCCAAGGATCGCGCCCGTCGAGGTAGGCCAGCATCGCTTCGGCGGTTTCTTCGGTCCGGTCTTCGAATTCGATCAGCATGGCGTCTCCCGATTCGCTGTCATCGTTTTGATCCCGGCCCGTTCATAAATCAGTCTCTCAAGCTCATCGACCCGCCCGGCGAGCGCCGCGGCACGCTGGTCGCTCCTGCGCAGTTTCTCGTTGAGAAGCATCGCGTCGACTTCGACGATCAGCTTCATTTCCGCGAGGGCGTCCCGCATTCCCAAACAGTCTCCCTCCATCACATGCCTCCTTTCCGCCACGCGGCGATCTCAGCCACGACAGCGTCCACGATGCCGTGCAAGACAAAACAGAGGCATACAAGTCCCACGAGCGCCATAGCCCAATCCTGAAGGCTCATCAGCGTCCCCCTTTTTCGTATAATTCGGCATTACAAGACCACTATGCCTAGCGCTAGGTAAATTGTCAATGCCTTGCGCTAAGTAATAATTCTGAAGCTGGCGCTAGGCATCGGGAATGAGACAATGGGGAACTGATGAGTCGTATCGACAAAAAGAATCCAGCGGCCGTGCTCGGACAGAAGGGCGGAAAGAAGCGAGCCGAGAATCTCACCTCGGAGGAGCTCCGCGCGATCGGGCGCGCCGGCGCCGAAGCTCGTTGGGGAAAGAAGAAGGCAGCGAAGAAGGCGGTGAAAAAGGAGAAATGAAGATCCGCGTGGCGATCCGCGGCTTCGCAAGCGGCGTGCGGCAATTCGAAGAACGTATTGCCGTCGAGGAGGCCGATATCGATCAACTCCTACCGGCGCTGGGGGGAGAAGCACGGGCTGGCGCTGGCCGTCCACGAACTGCACATGATCGAGATTGAATTTCTCGATGAGCCGGATCCGCTCGCCCGGTTCTTCCGCTTCGGCACCGATCCCTCCGGCATGCCGCTTCCGATCGCGATCGATCTGAGCACGGTGACAGACGGCGACATCATCGGCGCCGCGAAGAAGACGGCCGCGAGGCAGGCGAGGAAGTCCCCCTGGAACTGAGCTGCGGTTTATCTTTGTTGCCGCTCGGCCGCCATCCGCTCTCGCAGAATTTCGTTGATGCGGGTGAGATGGCCTTCGCCCTGCGATTTCAGCCAGTCCAGCACTTCGTTGTCGATCCGGAACGAGATCTGCGTCTTGACCGGGCGATAGTACTTGCCGATCGCGGCGCCCTCCCAGGACTCGGGCGGCATCGTGGGACTGTCCGGGTCTTTGCTGTCGAGACTCTTGTCGCGATTGGCATAAGCCCGTCTGGTTTCTTCGCTGATTTTCAACCGCCTAACGGAATTGGTCTTCGTACGCTCTGCGCTCATAGTCGTCCGCCTTTCTCGCTGAAATAATGTGAATGGCTCCGACGTCGGCCTCCGCTTCGCTCCGATCCACGAAGACCACCAGCAGGAGAACCACATTCCGCGTCAGGCCGATGATGCCGTAACGCTGTTCGCCCTGGTCTTCGATAAAGTAGTTTTCGTTGACCACATGGTTCGGATCGCTGAACACTTCCTGCGCCGTCTCGAACGAGATTCCATGGACCCGAAGGTTTTTCTGTGCCTTCGCTGGGTCCCATGTGAATCTCGAATCCATATAACACTATTGTATATTCAAACGACGGGAATGTCAATGGCGCGAAGTCATCGTGATCATCGTGAGGTCATCGTTGCGAACCTGCCGGCAGTTGAACTACTCTTGTTTCAGCCTCCCGATTCTGGAGGAGCGAGAGGAGCAGGCCGCTGTCCCCGAACGTCGCACGGATTTCGTCGCCTTACGAAGCACGCATTCTCGCTGTGGTGAGATCGAGGGACGACGCGCCTGTTCTCGCTTGGGTGAAGCGCCACGCCGCGGGCAACCCCTACGGCTTTGCGATGGACGAAGATCTCCGGCCCCTCGTCCAATCCGATTGCGCCGCCGAGTTGGGGCTCGCCAAGCAGCGCGTGAGCAGGGCCATCCGGCGGTGGAAAATCCGGGGGCGCATTCGAACCGAGGGAAGGGTCATTTTCCTGGTTGAAACTCCAGCGGAATTGGCCGTCGAGGCGAATGAAAGTCATCCAATTAGTCAAAAAAGGGCGAACGAAAGTCATCCAAACAGTCAGGTAAGCCAGTGACTTTCAAGCTATATTCGCCGTCTGTTCGCCTTCTAGTATTGGTAATCGCAAGCTGGACTTGCCGTTAGGTCAGTCGGGTTCCAGTAGACCGATGAGATGACGTTTCCATTGAGTGTGTAATCGATACCGCCGGGGCTTTGATGGTTGCCGTTGTACCAGCAAGTAGCTCCTATTGCGCTGGGAGTGTGGGCGAGAGTCCACGCAAGACCGATGACGTAAGAGACCGTTCCATCTGCCGGCGTGGGGGTGAACTGAAGACTGATGACGCCGCCGACATCGGTCAAGGTCGTGATGTAGTAGCCGACGCCGGATATCAGCATGACTTCTCGAAGCATCGAATCAGTCAACGGTGTGCCACTGACAAAAGTAGCCACTCCGCTGGAGATCGAGAGCGATCCGCTCGCGACCGGCGAAACAGCGCCGGTGTATTCCGTCCACAGTCCCTCGTTGCGCACCTCCGTCAAGGAAAAGCATGTGGGACAGGAGTAAACGCCCGAACTGAAGACAAGTGGAGGATTCGCGCCGAGATTTGGCGAGAGGAGCGCAAGCGGAAGCGGGCTGATCGCGGGCGTTGATGGCGTTCCACTTTCGATGGATGCCACCGTGTAAGGCCCCCCGGTGACAGGGACTGTCCAGACTCGCGGCGCCGTGGTGACGCCCGTCAAAGGAGGAGGTCTGCGCGTCGAATAAAGCACGCTGTATGTCCCGGCGGGCTGGCAGGTATCGACTACGCCGTTGGCGACCGTCAGACGCGCGGAGAGGGCTGGGAAGAGGTACGCCCCATCGCCCTGCGAATAGCCGAGCGACAGATCGATAGTGCCCGTCATCCATCCCGGCGCCGCAACGCCGATTGTCGGGATCTGATCGGTGATTTGGGTGCAGGCCGGCAGCGCATAAAGCGGCGCGCACGCCAGAACGGCGAGAAGGAGTTTTTTCACTTTGATTTACCTTTCAAACGGTGGAAGCCCAGGAGGTTGCAGCCGAGAACGGCGGCGCGGGCCAACTCAACAAACAGAAGTGATCGAAGGCCCACATATTGATCAGCGGGGCGGATCCCGACGCGATCTGGAATTCCCGCTCCCATCTGCAGCCGCCGTTGAACCAGGCGACGAGATACGCCAGATCGGCCACGGGCCACGACAGCGGACTGCGCGCGTACGCGATCGCCGCAGTCACCTGATCCATCGACCGATAGGCGCTGCCGAACGACAGGCACTCTATTTTCAGCCGCGCGATGTCCGACCCGGGACTCATATACTGGCTGGGGATGTTCACGTAATTATTCAATCGGCCGCCCTGCGGATACGGGTAGCCGTCCGTCCAGAAGACGGCCGCCGCGTCCACGTCGAGTGGCAGCAGCCATTCCGCTTTAGCGGTCGATTGGGCGGCCAACACAGCGGCCCAAATCGTGTGCATGTGCGTGTAAACCTGCGTCCGCAGGAAGTTGGCGTCTGCGTGAGAGTTGATGGAGGGATCGTCATCCTGCGTCCAGAAGGGTGCCAGTGCCCGAGATAGCGCCGTCACCGCGGCCGCGGCTGTGTAGGCGTCATAGTAAGCCATGCCGCCGCCACTCACCGTTCCCGTGCCACCCACATAGTTGCCGTTGCCGGTGGATCCGGTTTCGGTGAAGTGCGTGGAGTCGGTCACCACGATGGGCCATGTGCCGTTCGCCGCCGTGTTCCCCTGCACCCCCGCCGCGATGACATTCTGTCCGGTCGCGAGTCCGTGCGGGGCCACCGTCCCGATCGATATCGGCGACGTCCGACTGGCGTAGCCCGCGAGCTCGCCTTCGAACGACGAATAAAACCACCATCCCACCTCGCCGAATTGCAGCCACGGAACGAGCCCCGCCGCATGGAGAATGTTCGCCGCCTGGATATAGCATTTGGTGAGATACGCCGTCGCCGTCGCGGGATTGAAGTTGCATTGCGACGTCTGCAGGTCGATCAGCGTAGTGGCGCCCGCGGCCACCGTGAACGATGTCCCCGACTTCAGGGTGGTGAGCTGATAATGGTTGGCGTCGGTCATAGTTACAGCCCACACGGCGCCGGCCGTTGGTAAAGGGGGGCCCTGCGCGATGTGTACCGTGTTGCCGGTGATGTAGCCGTGGCCGATCTGCTCGATGGTTTGCGGACCGCTTCCACTCACGCCGTCCACTACCCCCGCACCCCACGATCCGAAGCTGGTATCGGTCAATACGCTCGATCCGTCCGGGAATCTTTGCGCCCACGCGCCGGATTTCAGCGTCCCCGGCCCGTTGCCGTCCGAGGCCGAACACGCAACATCTCCTGTGCACCGGGGCGACAGGATGACGTCATTCGCGCTCACCGTGGCCACCGCGTTCGGATCCCCTCCCCCGGCGTTGATCAGCACTGTCAGCGCGATCGCAATATCGCCCGATCCGTCGCCCGCGAGCTGGATATGCGTGTAAGTCTCGCCGCCGATCGTAATGTAATGCGCGTACCCCGTGCCCAGATAATTGAAGAATCCGAACGTCACTGACGCCGGCGCGGCGTCGTTGGAATCGGGAGGCGCGAGAAGCTCCTGGCTGAATGCCACCGTCATCGTCTGCCCCGCCGCATGCACCAGCGCGGCGAAGTCCGCCAGATAATCGACGAATCCTCGATTGAGCGGCGACGCCTGCGATGCATCCACTGCCCACGTGCCTTCGTTGCCCGCTCCGACGTCACCGGTCACGGCAATCGTGCCGGTCGCTCCCACACTGGTCGTCGGGGCTGGAAAGGTGAAGCCATTGACGGGGCTCAGGCAGGTAACGGTGAATTGCCCCGCCGTCAGTGCGGGTGTCGCGCGCACGCCGACGAACAAAGCATTGATGCCATTCACCAGCCGTTGCGCCAAAGTGGTAAGCGTGTCGGCCGCGAAAGTCCCCACGGCCACCGATGTGCCGCCGATATCGACGTAATAGATATCTCCGATCGTTGGCGTCCCCGCAATCGTCACGGTGGCCACGTGGAAGTTACCGCCGTTGCGAATACGTTTGAGGGCGAAGAACACGCCCGCATAGAAATCGACGTCGCCCGCGAATCCCGCCTGGCTCAGTATCCACAGCGCCCGCTCCGGAGGGATCTGGTAAGTCTGCCCGGTGTCGTAATCGCAGGCGCAGTTCAGATTCGAAAATGTTGTGGCCGGCGCAACCGGATCCGCCAGCACCGCCGCCTGCAGGAAATCGAACAGACAAGTTCCGCTGGACACTGTCAGAGTGACCGTGTGCGCGCCCGCCGCGATCCCGGAGGCAATCAACCGCCGTCCGGAGATCGGCGCGGCCGGCGATTGATCCGCATAGGCGCTGATCGTTGCCGTGGCCCCGCCATTCACGGAAACGCTGAACAATCCGCCCGAGGTCGAAAGAGCCGTCCCTATATAGAGTGAGTGCGTGTACTGGCAGCTCCACGCGATAGTGATGCTGTCGCCGGCGTTTGCGCTCTGCTGCGCATAGCCGTTCAAATACCATCCGGCGATCGCGCCCCATCCCGTCCCGGAGTACTCTGCCGAAAAATCGACACTCGATAGCGTCACCGAACCCGCCCCGGCCAGTTTCAGCGGCAGGTGCGTATTGGGATCCGCCAGCGTCCAGTTCGTGAAAACGGCGGACCACTCAACAGGCGTATACGCCACCAGCGCGGGATTGACCGATCCCGAATCGTAATGCAGGGCCGGCGCGAACGTGAACCACAACTGCCGCACACTATCGATTCCCAGCGCCGTGAAATCCAGATGCACGTGGATCGAGGTCGGATCGACCCCGCCGGTCAGCTTCGAGGTTGTGCCCGAGATTAGCGACGTGTCCGCCGGTGTCAGCCAGCATGTGGTTGTTTTGTGCATCGCCAGCAGCTCGATGCCGTTGCCGTCCTGTCCTGGCGGGGCGCTTACCGTGAAGTTGGCGCCGCTTTGGACGGCCGTCAAATATCCACTGCCATTGATCTGCGCCACCAGCGCCGCCGAGACCCCCGTCCCGCTCGATATCTCGATCAGCGTCCCAGGCCCGTTGCCGTCCGAGGCCGAACAGCTCACCGAAGCCCCTGTATTGAGAATCGCGCCGAGCGCCACGTTGTTGGACGATGCCACCGCCGACGCGTGCGGATCGATCCCGTTGATCAGCCCGGCCAGCGCGATCGCAATATCGCCCGAGCCGTCCGTCGAAAGCTGGACATGCGTATAGGTGTTGCTGCCGATCGTGATGGTGTGGTGGTAGCCCGTCCCAAGGTAATTGAAGAACGCAAACGTGACCCCGCCGGGCATCGTCACGTCGAAAACGATGTTACTGAGATAGACCAGTTGCACGCGGTCCCCCGTCACCGGCGTGCCGTTCACGGTGTAGGTGCAGGATGCCGCCACGGCTCCCGTCGTGGACGTGATGTTCAGCGCCACGCTGCCGGGGGTTTCGGTCACCACGCCTGCCGACACGGTCCGCTTGATGTAACTGAGCGAGCCCCATGGCACGCTCGGGAATTTAGTACTGATCGGATTCTGGCAGCCCGTCAACGCCAAGTCGAAATCCAGCGTGACGCCGGCAAGCGAGAAATCCGGAAGGCATCGCGACGTGTAAAGGTGTCCGTACTGATCGTCGGCGTCGAACAGCACGCACACGGCGAAATCCGCCTGATCGCTCCATGCTCCGGAGACGGTGAATCCGCCCGCGCCTGCGTTATGCATAGCAGCCACCGCACCACGCCGGTCGAAGCCGCGCAGGTACATACTGCGGTGAGGCTGGAGCTTTGAAATCGCCATTTCTTTGTACGATGCTTGGTTTATGTACGTGCAGCGAGATGCGGCGATGCGCTCCTTCCAGCGCCGGCGCCGCATGGAGCGGAATCAATCGTTAGCGGATGGCAGAGGCAAATGGCCGCGGCCTCCGAAAGGACAACCCGCTGCCGGTCGACAAAACACAATGGGACCCGCGTCTGCATGAACTGGACCGCCTGATCGCCGATGGACGAGGCGATCACCGTTCTCAGGAATAGAGGAAGATCGACAGATCGGCGCCGGGGAAGGTTGTACCCACGGCGCTGATGCTCACCACGATGGGCGAATTCGCCACGATCGCTCCGGGGTTGGCGACGATCGCCGAAGTCGTGCCAGCCGCAATGGTAACCGAGGCCCAGGGAGAGCCGCCCGCGGTGATGGTGAATGTGATTCCCGCGCCCGTGGGCGACTGCTTTACATAAGCCTTGAGAAAAGAGGGCGACGAAGCGGCGACCATATACGGATTTGGCGCGGCATCGCTCTCGATCGCCAGCGTCCCGTTCACGAACATGCTCGCCAGCGGCATCGACGGCGCCGGCGGAACGTAAAACATCCGCAGAGTATCCGTGGTTTCGTCGCTGAGGTTGCCGTTCGCATCCCGCAGGAGAATCTGGACCAACACGGCATCGCCGCCCAGCGGCGCATCGTTCAGAACCAGCGCGAGAGCCGGATTCGGCCCGGCCAGCGTGGGCGCCGTCGAATTCGCCGGGATTTCCACCGTGTTGCTCGCCCCCCAGGTAGCCGCCTCGTAGATGAATGCCGAGCCGGCGCCGGGCGTCACGGGCGTTCCGTCAGGCAGCAGGAATTGCGTGGTCTGGCTGACAGCGTCGGTGTTCGACAAGACCGTCGCCTGCGCTCCCCAGCCCACTCCGGTCGGATCCCAGATCACGCGGACGATTTCGCCTGTCTCGTCATCCACGACCATGCCCGTCGGGTAGAACGGGTTCAGTGTGCCGCTGTCTCCGATGCTCGTGGCGGTGTTGGTGTCGGAGAGCATCGAGATGAAAATCAACTGGTCGACGCCGAAGCCGAGGAAGTCTCCGCCTACCCCCAGCCCGCTGGCGATCGTCAAGGTGCAAAGCGGACTGCCGGTATCGCTGGCCGTGATCGGGCCGATGATTCCGTGGCCGAAGGCGGTCCCCGAAGTGCCCGGCAGGATCAGATAGCGACCCACGAAGAAGTTGACCGTGGCAGCGGCCGGCATGCCTACGACGACCGTCGTCGACGTTTTCGAGGCGACGTTGCAGGCCAGAATGCCAGCGTGGATCACCTGCTTGCCGCGCACCAATGCGCTTACGGCGCGCGGATCCGGTGGGCCATAGATTCCCGGATAGTCGGCGAAACTGTCGAGATTGATGGTTGCCGGCAATGAACCGGGCGTCACCGCGCCGAGCCCGACCATGGCATCGAGATCCCATCCGACGAAGACTTCGTAGGCAACCGTGTTGACGCCCCATGTGACGCCGAACGAAACGCGCGAGGCAGTGACGATCACGTTGAACTGGGAAATATTCGAGCTCTCCGAGCGCGCGCCGCCGGAATCGATGCCAAAGACCTGAAGGAAGCCGGAGATCACGGGCAGCGTATTCCCCGAATGCGCGGCCACTGTGGCGAACCGATCGATAACCGGCATGCCCGCGGTTGCCGATTCGGTGTTAACCGGCATGTTGCCCTTCAGCGCGATCACGCCAGCCGGAATTCCGGGACTGAAACCGAAGATGCTCGCGGTTACAGGCCCCACCTGCCCGCCGAAGCTGTAGCCGGATTCCGCGAACAGATACGGCTCATAGCCGGGCTTCCACGCATAGGGCAGACTCGCGCCTCGGGCAATGACGGAACCCGCCACCCACGAGGAAGGAAATCCGCTGGCGTTGACCGATCGGATTTGCACGTTATAGATCGCGCCATCGTCCACGCCGGTGATGAGGACCTGCGTAACTGAAGGCGAGACGCTCGGCAGGCCGGTCCATGCGTCGGGATAAGCGATCGCGTAAGAAAGTCCGGTGGCCGTGATGCCGGCGAAGACGATGGTCAGAGTGAGCGCACCGGCGCCCGTAACCGTGGCGACGGTATAGGGGGCGCCCTGGATGGTGATGGCGCCGCCTTCCATCGCGGTTGTCCAATCCGTGCCCACGCCGGTGACATCGACCGATCCGTTGGTCGCGCCGGCCGATCCGGTGAGGTAACTGAAAACTTCCTGATACTGGACTTCGATGTGCCCGCCCTCGATCACATAGCCGTCCGCCGGCGCGGTCCAGCTCACCTGGATGGCGTCGGACAGGCCCGCCGGAGTGGAAACGGCCGTCGATAAATCGCTTTCGAGCGTGAGCCCGGTGGGCGGCGAAGGCGTGAACGGATTCGCCAGATAGGGCTGCGCATAGCCCTCGGGCGAAAGCTCCTCCGTCGTCGACCAATCGTAAATTGACGCGTCGGTTTCCTGCACGTCGATCTCAGTGCCCAGCGCCGAGACTTCTTCCCCGCTCTCCAATACCTGTTTGATGATGACGAAACGGTGCGCGGCAATTTCGAGAGTCTTCGCCGTCCAACTGAACAGCGTCAGGTTCATCGAAATCACGTCCAACGCGGTGAACTGGTAGCCGATCATGTTGTATCGGAAAGTGCCGGTACCCCAGAAGCGGCGCCGCAGGAGTTCGATCTTGCAAATCCGCTGCGCCCTCGATGGCGAAGTCGTGAACGGAAGCTGCATGTCGAACCAGCGCCGGTCCCCGCCATCGGCAGCCAGATTGGAATCGCCGCCATAGTCCGATGGGCCGCTGTAGCCGTGCAGCGAATCCTGGCAATACGGCGGAATGTCCGCGGCATGCCAGTTGTTTGCCGGGCAAATGTAAGTTCCCTTGACGCCGTTGTACAGATCGCGGATCTGCGGCGTCGTTTTCCAGCGAAAGCCCCCGGACATCGAACCCATGGACGGCGCCGGCGCCGGAGATGCCCCGCGCCACGATCCGGTTTGCAGAATGTATTGCCCGGCCTGAAAGCTCAGCCGCCCGGCGCACGAGGTGAGCAGGTTTTGCAGAATCACGCCGCGACTGTGCGACAGATCGAAAGTGCCATCGGCCTGATAGCGCGGCTCGAAACCGGCCCCGTAAGCGATTTCGTATCCCTGCGCCGATCCGTTCGGCCCCGCAAAGCCGGCGCGCAGCGTCATGCTCGTGCCACTCGCGGAAAGGATGGTGGCGATATAGCCGCCCACGATGATTGCCCCGCCGTCCATCGCGGCGGTCCAAGTGGTTCCCGCGCCGGTCACCGTTGTGGATCCGTGCGTCACGGTTACCGTGCCGGTGCTGTAAGGAATCGATCCGCCGATCGCCAGCGGCACGTCTTCATCGCAGATGTTCGCCTCGGCAATGTAAGTCGCGGTGGGAAGCTCAGTGCCCCAGACCGCTTTGAAACCCCAGCCGGTGTTGGGATCGCCACTCGACCCCATGCTCAGATAGTCCGCGATCACCAGCGCGGCATTGTCGGTGTAGCCCGTCGTCCCGACGCCGCCGTGTGCGCCGAGGCGGGGATCGTAAATGTCGTTTTTGCCGTGGACCTCGAAACTGATGGCGGGCAGTCCGCCGCTGAAGATCGCGGCGCTGTAATGCAGTCGCAGGAACACGCACGCTTTGCCGACCAGTGAACAATTCGCGGTCCACGGGTTGTGCGGATTCTGTACGAGGTTGCCGAGATTCCCATCGATCGGAGTGCCGCTGCCGAGCATGCCGGGGAATGTCTCGCCCAGCGTTTGCGCGCCCAGCATGGTTTCCATGTGAACCTTGGCCCCATAATCCGGCCACACGGTGAGCACCTGCCCTTCGTTATCGACGATGGAATTGCCGCCGCCGCAGACATAACGGAAGATCAGCGCCCCCGGCGTGCCGATCTCGTAAACCTGGCGGATAATTTCGGCGACCGGAAAAGTTCCGTTCAGCGTATAGTCGCCGGTGATGTTCTGAACCGCGATGCGATCGCCCACCTGCAGGAGCGGAATATCGGCGGGAAGCGTGACCTGTACGATGCCGTTCGTGCGGGCGATGTGCTGGATATTGATGTTCTGCTGGACCGGCGAGAAGCTGTCTCCGTTGCCGTTCAACTGGACGAACTGTTTGTCGAATAAAAGCCGGTCGATGCTTTGGACCTGATGAGCGCAGAGAACGACTACGAGATCGAGATAGTAGTTTCCATCCCCGGTTTCCCAGCCCAGAATGTAAACCACCGTGCCGCCGACGACGGTGTAGCCATAGATCACGTCCCAGGACTTGATCGGGTTGCGCGAGGCGAAGGCAATGCCGGCGCCCATCTGCTGGGCGGATCCCGAAATGAGCGTCCCGACTCCGGACAGGACCAGGCCGGTGCCCGCCGTCAGAAGCGCCGCCGCCAGGCCAACCAGAAGCGGGGTCAACGCGCCGAAAGTGCCGATATCGATCAGCACGCCGACAGCGATGGCGAGTCCTCCGAGGATCACGCCGACAAATTTAGACATGGTAGCCCTGGCAAAGGAGTGGAGAAAGCAGGGAGACGGACTCGATCCCTTTGGCCGCGCGAACCAGCACTTCCCGGCCGTTCAGCGCCACGATCCCGAGCGAATAGTCGCGTGGCCGCTTAATCAGAGCGATGTCGCCGCGCTGCAGGCGCAGGACGGGGACCTTGCCCATACCGTGACGCGCCGTGACGTGCTCCACTACTTTGCGCACGGATGAACTGCCCGTATGTCGCCGCATCGCCTGGAGCGCTTCCGCGCGGGACCCGTACGTGCCCCTGAAATCGATCGCCGGATCGATGCCGGTCATGATCTCGATGGCATCGCAGACGAACAGGCAGCAATCCATCCGTCCGTAGCGGAAGCGCTCGTCCTTGTTGCGCGTGACGAAGGCATCGAGCCGCGCTGGCCAGTCGGGGAAACGAGTCATCAGATGTTGTTTTTGGAGTTCGGCGACTCGCCCCAGTAGATCGTCACTTCCTGAATGCCCGCCTGGAATGAGAAGCCGAGATCTCCCGGCGCCACGAGCTGCTGATCGTCTTGGGTATAGCGTCTGTCCACCGGCGTGTTGAGATCGATGAGGCGCGATTCGCAGTTAATCCCAATGGCGGCCGACTTGCCGTCTACGTCGATGGTCGGCTGATCCATGCGCCCCGCCCATGCGATGATCGGCGAAGTGATGAGAGCGAGACTGATCGGGTTGAAGAATCCGACATATACGGTCACCGGTGCGCCAAGTTGAAATTCCGTCAGGACGTCGGGCAGCAGCGTGGCATCGAAGCCGCTGAGCGTGAGCGTGATGCCTTTCGCCTGCACGTCCGAGCCTTCCTCGATCACGGAAATGCCGCCCAGCGTGCCGACGCCGAGCCACGTATGGCTGTTCCATACGATCGGATAGTTGCCCGTCCAGAGGTAGACCGGTCCCGTGGTAAACGTGGCCACCAGGAAGAAAGCCGGCAACAGGAGATCGGCTGCGATCGCCGTTCCCACGTCCGTGGTCATTGTGCGTGGCATAAGTTGGAGAGTGAATGAAGTTGTCCGAACTGATAGCGGTCGCGACGGAGGCCTTCGCCGCGCGTGGCGACATGAAGGTTTTCCTCGGCGATTTCCGCTTCGACGATCCCGAGGAAGCGTCTGCCGCCAAGGTTAAAAGTCTGGAGTTCCGCGCCGGGATCGGCTTCGAGGCGTTCGTTATTTCGAACTGACGGGCGCGGGCTTGACCGACGTCAATTGCTTCGGTCCGGTCAGGGTCGGCGGAGTCATGGGCGCGGCCAGGGGCACGGCGAGAAAGATCGGCTCCAGCATGCGGACGTTGGCGTGAGCGCAGGCCGAATTCACGCACATAAACTGACGCTGCGATGCGTTCTTCGGGCCGACGAAAACCACGCCGCGATTGCACTCGCAGATCAGATTGTTAAACCGGACGTTCATGAGAGATACTCCTTCGGGCGGTCGAGAGCGATTGCGCAAAAACGGCCCACGCCCTACTCTTGTGGGCGCGATGACAACAACGGAACCAGCAACACCGGGCGTTGCGACGGCGTTCAACATTTTCGGCTGGGTGCTTTTTGGAATCGGGCTTTTGACGCTGCTTATCGCCGCGAACAGCAGCGCCAGCGACGCCTGGCAGGGGATCGCAGAAGGCATCGGTGCGATGCTCTTTTCGCTTGTCCCGTTTGGATTCGCCGCCTTAATCGCGCGGCTGCACCTGATCGAACATCATCTGCGCCCGCACGAAACACACGTCGCGGAAATCGCGGCCTTGACTGACGACGCAATCGATCGGGACGGGCGTCGCGTCATGATTGCCAGCCAGTAAGCGCTATGAAACCGATAGGGCGGCTGCTGGCCGTTATTCTGCTGCTGCCTGGTTTGGGCGTCGCTAAAGACACCCGCATCAAGACGACGCGCGACGAGCCGCTGAAGATTACGTGGATAGTTCCGCAAAAACCGCCGGTGAAGATGATCCGGCGCGGCATCATCCGCACGGCGTGGCGATGTTTTCCCGCCGCGTATCAGGACTTCGGCTTAAGCACCAAGGGCCTTACCCTGAATATCGAAGTCGATGGCCTCAGCCACTACGATTCCGCTGTTTCGTTTGCCGTCGATGGCGAACGCACGGACCTTTCCGGCGTGTCATGGGTTACGCCGGCGATCATGTTCGGCGGAACGGGGTTGATCGCCAAGACGGCCATCCGAAATCAAGGGTTGCTCATCGAGCGAATAGCAGCCGCCCACGAAGTCTGGATGGTTACCGGTGCCCCAGGCGAAGAATCGAAAGTGAAGCTCTCGTCTGAGCAGCTTGCGGTCTTTGCCGAGATGATGGAGAGGTATCATGCGCTCGCCGGCGACCCTGTTGAGCCCTAAAATAGCTAAATAGCCTCGCGAATCTTGAACTGCACGCCGTAAGTCCTCATCGCGCTGATCGACCAGTGGCGCGCATTGTCGGCCAGACGCCAGATGCCCGTCGTATTGGCCAGCACGATCGACGTGGCGTCGGCCGGAGATTCCCGCAGGTTCGGCCAGATCGTAATGATGGCATCCCCGGAGCCGTCCGCATTCACCGGATAGACATTCGTGTACAGCCGGTATCCAATCTGCAGGCAATCGCCCGGCAGCAGCACGCCCGCGGCGCTTGCGGTCCATCCCTTCGTCGATAGTGTGAAACCGGTCTGATTCGCCCCGTTCACCTTGGGTGCGCCCGCGCCGGAGCCGAGCGGCGATTTGCGCATCGGATCGCCAAGCTGAAAGATGTTCTGGACGCCATTGCACGACAGGAGGAACGCAACCCAGGCGCGCGCCAGCGAATCCTTCATCGGGGGCATCGACACCGTTGCGCCGAGCCATGCCGCCTGCCAGCTCTGAATCTGCTGCTGACCGGTGAATGGAGAAACGACGGCACCCACCGCGTCGGTAGCGGTGAACTCGATCGAGCGCGCTCCCGGAACGGAAGGCACGGGCACGATGGTGTAGCCGTTGAAGGTGGCCATTTTACCCGAGGAAAGCCCGGTACACCGCCATTCCCGCCTTGTTGTATGCGGCCAGCGCGGCGAGGCCCTCGGCCGCGGCGGTATGACTGCGCAACAGCGCCTGCCCGATCCGCGATACCGCCAGGGTGTCGTCCGAATCCGCCTGCCAGTGCTCCGGTACCCAGGTGATGGCGTCCGACGTCACACAGCAAATTCCCTGCGCCACCGAATCCGCCGCCACCATGTTGAAGCTTTCCGTGTAACTCGGCTGCAGCGTCAGATGCATGTGCCCGACCGTGGCGCGAAACTGCGGCCACGTCTGCCAGCCGTTTTCCACCAGCTTTGCGTGCGGGACATTCGCGATCATGGCCCTCACCGCGTTCAGGATCGTCTCGCCGCCGCCTTCCGTTCTAGTAGTCGATATCCACAACTCGAGATCTCCGCGCAACTGCCGCGCGATATCGATAGCAGCTCCCGCCGCCGTCATGAAATTCTTCAGCGGCCGCGTGGCGCCGAACGCGCCGATCCGCAGTGTGCCTCCCGTCCAGAGAGGCCGGTGGGAATTGGTCGTTCCGTCGAGAAAATACAGATTCGGCAGGAAGGCGCATGGCACCGCGTAAGCGCTCCCGAGCCAGTCGCAGAAACGCCGGCTGTTGCCTCCGACGTGAAAGTTGTGAACGGACTGCTCGATCTCCATCGCCTGCCTCAACAGCGCGACACCGCTGGCGTCCGCCTGCAGGAAGCCGACGTTCGAGTGACAGACCATCGTGAAATCGACGTGCGGGAAATCGTTCACAAGCGCCTGCATCTGCATCGTGGGAATCCAGGGCGCGCTGATGATGACATGCGTGGTGGCCGGCGCCGCAGTGAGTCGCGCGCGTAAATCCGCAGCGTTTGTAATCGGCACCACCAGAGCGGGTATCCCGGCCGCGATCAGCGATTTCGCCGTATTCAAAGCGGCCACGCCCAGCCCAATGTGGGATATGTTCTTGTTCGCGGCGAAGTTTTTGTATGCCAGGATGATGTTCATTCTTATAGGGTCCGTTCGGTCATGATCAGCCCTGCACGCTGCGCTTCTGTTGCTCCTGATTGAGCAGCACGCCGGTCGTTACCGCATCGGCATGGGCCGCGAGAATAGCGCGTTTCACATTGACGGCCGTCAAAGTGGGATCGGTCGAGCCGCGCGCGTCGATGTGATAGTGGACATCTCCGCCGCCCATCTGGCTCATCGGCGTAACCCGCCCCGAAGTACCGGGAGTGAACACTTCGGATTCGCCCCCATCGCCCACGATGTAGGCGGTACCGGGATCCACATCGCCGCCGCCGGCCAGCGCTCCGCCGAACGGCATGCCGCCGCCGCTGCCCAGCAGGTTGAAGACGCCGGGAACTCCGGACGCGCCGCCAAACACTTTTCCGTAACCGGGAAGCGGACTGTTTCCGCCGCTGCCGTTCAAAGGTTTTACTCCCGCCGGTCCAGCCGTGCCTCGCTGTGTATCGTCGACGACGTGCACCGGATCGCCCGGGTTGCCGGTGGGCTTGTGAACCTGCGCTTTTCCGAAGAGCGTCCCGAGACTGCGCTGCAGGCCCGCTTTAATGCTCTCCTTCATTTCTTCCTGCCCGAGGCCCTTCAGCGTGTCGCCCAGCATTTTGGCGGGATGCGCGTGCTTCGGATCGGACATCATTTTCGCCAGATCGTCGCTGAACTTGTCGACGGCCGAAGTGATGCCGTCCTGCGCGATCTGCGTTGCCGTCTTGGCCTCGGCATTCATCTTCCAGAAATAGCCCGCCATGCCCTGCTGGCGAAGCACGTCCAGAATCTTCGTGTTCGAGAGATAGAGGTCGTTCGCCGCTTTGGCGCGCTGAACGTCGATCTCCACCTGTAGATTGGCGATCTTCAGCCCGTCTTCGTCGGCCTTGGCCTTTTCCCCCACCGATAAGAACTGCGCCTGTTCGGCGGCTGCGATCTGCTGATCGGCGACCAGCCCGGCGATCTTCGCCTGGCGCGCCCGTTCGTCCAGGGCGGCGATCTGGCGCAGGTAGGAGATCTGTTCCGCCGCCGTGTGTCGTGCCTCGAGCCCGTAAGCTCTTTCGATGGCGAGCTTCTGACCTTCGATCCGGAGATCGTCCGATTGTCCCGATCCCTTGGCGGTGACTTCCGCGATCTTCGTCTGGGCGGCGGCGTGAGCCTCGGCCGGTTCGGTGATTACCTTCCTGTCGAGTTCGTCCAGCTCCTGGATGGTGGCCTCCATCTTGGCTTTCCACTCGTCGAGCTTCTTCGCCTTCGCGGCCTGCACTTCAACGTCGTGTTTGAAGCTGGCCTCGACGATCTTGTCCTGTTCCTGGAACAGATGCCCCATGGTGATGTGGATTGCGCGCACGCGGTCGGCGTTGTCCTTCTCCGCGCGAAGTCTCTCGCCCCAGTACTGGATCAGGTCGGCGACGGACATCTGATGGTCCGCCTGCTGCAGGGCAAGGTTATCCTCGTCCGACTTGCGCAGCAGCTCGGTAGCCTGGTGCTGCGCTTCCTTGTTGATCTGCAGAACGTCTTTCGTGCCTGTTTGCGCCGCCTGCTTCAGTTCGCCAGCGATCCTGTCCATTTCGCCCTGATAGTCGGCGATGTAAGCCTTCAGGCGCGCAATGCTGCTGTCCTGGCCGCTGCTGTCCGGTTGCGTGATGCCCGGAGAATTGTGAATCCGTGATTTCTCGGTCATCGCGTCCAACAGTTCATTCTCCGCCTTTTTCTTGTACCAGTCGAAATCCTGCGATTGCGTGGCCGGGGCGCCGGCGTCCTGGGCAACCTGGTTTCTGAGTTCCTGGTCGCGTTTATCCGCCGCGCTCGTGCCTGGCGTTTGCAACTGCCACCAGTGAGCTTTGTTCTCGGCCATGACCTTGTGAATGCGGTCGAGGTCCTTATCCAGAGAATCGGCCAGTTTGTCGGCGAACACACGGGTTTCATCCAGCGCGACGGCCAAACCGTTCTGCGGCTTGCCTTCCAGTTTGGCGATGTCGTTGGCGAGGCGGGCATTTGCCAGCGCCAGCTCGTCGTTGGTAAGTTTCAGCGGCGCACTGAGGCCGCGAAAGGCCTCCGCCATGCGTTGCGGAGCTTCCTCCATCTTCTTGAAAAACTCGTAGGCCTTCTTGCCGAGATCCACCAGCATCACGCCCAACGCGATGCCGGCGATCGCCGGGAACGCCGCCAGCACGGCCTTCGACAGTGTGGGGAATAGAGAGATCAACTTCTCGATGGCGCGGACGTTCGAGCCGCCCGACAGCTCGCGGATCGCCGCGCTCGATGCCTGCATGGACGTGACGACGTGGATGCCAGATTCCTTCGCCCCTTTACCGAAATTCTGGAGTTTGACGTTTGCCGCATCCATGTCGACCAGGAACTTCGCCGTTCCGGCATCGACATCGATCGAGATTACGCCCGCTTTTACGCCCATGGTCTAAGCTGCTTTCACTCCGCTCTGCATGAATTCCCGCACTGTCTCAATGAACGCGTCCACCGCTGCATCCGCCGCGGCCGCGAAAGCCCGCCGCATGAACGGATTGGCCTTGACTCGGTCCAGTTTGGTTGGCTTCTTGTCGTGGCTCAACATGCGATGTCCGAATTCGACCCACATTGCGATCATTCCCTTTCGTCCGAAACCGACCTTTACTTTGCCGCCCTGTCCTTTGGTGTCGATAATCACTTCGGACAGGAGATTGTCGAACAGGTGACCGTATTCCTCGCTCGATGTGCTGTAATCCGTCTCCGGCATGTTGGCGCGCAGCTCCGCCTCGAAGACGCCGCCGGCGCGGCTGAGCGCCTTCGCGAAACACCCCATGACCAGCACATTCGGAAAGGCCCTCAGGAACCCCTGCACTTCCGGAATGCCGCGAACTGTGATTCCTCCGTCAGACATTTCGTTTGATTGTTTTGGTGGTCATCGACATCAGGACGGCCCGCGTATCCGCCATTTGCTGTTTTCGATTGACCCGTTCGGCCGGCGCGCCGGCGAAGAAATCCATCGGGCGCAGCGCCTTCTTCGGACGCCTGTACCCGAAATTAGCCACGGTCGCCGCGACGGTGCCAGCGAGCATCTTCCCGTGTTCCACTTCTTCTGTGTGGCGATCGAGCAGCAGATAAAACTGACGTGGCGTCAATTCGCCGAACTGTCGATCGCTGAGCTTGAGATGGAACCGGGCCGAAGACCAGCAGTTCTCCCACAGCTCCTTACCGGTTAAGCTGCGACCGGCGCCGGAACGGGAACCGGAGCGGCCACGGGAGGGTTTTTGGGCTTCTCCATCGCCAGCTTATAAGCCTCGGAGATGGCCTCGAAGATATCCGGCAACGTGTCGATCCTGATCATCGCGCCCGCTACGGCGAGGGTCATGGCTGGCTGGAACGGCTTCAGCGCCGCATAGAACAGTCCGCGCATCTGCGCCGCGCTCATGGTGTTGAGCAGCGCGGCCGAGATCCCGTGAAGGAGGTTGCAGCCAGCCTCCGTCTCCGCCTCGGCGATCGCGTTGAAGCTGTAAATCAGCCGGTAAGTCTCGCCGGCGATTGTAAGCGATGCCCAACCCTTCACGCGATCCGCCGCCGGAGTAGCAGCAGGAGGAGGAGTCTTGGATTTAGTGGACTTAGCCGCTGACTTACGCATAGGGTTTAGCTGCCTTCCGCGAATGTCATGCCATTCGAAGTGCGCACATTCCCCGTGATCGTGGTCTTCTTATCCGGCTTGAAGGACGGATTGAATTCGGTCACGATGCCCATGAAGGACCATGTGTCGCCTGTCGTTGTTTGTCCAGTGGCGAGCGGGGCGACGATCTCAAACGGCATCAGTACTCCGGCTGAAGCGCCCATCGGACCGTGCGCCACCATGGCCGCCTGGCCGAGGTCCGTGGTTACGCGGTTGCAGGAGAACTTCAAGTCCCCGCCATCCGGGATGGTGGCGATGAATTCGCGTCCAAGGGAGTCGAAGCTGGTAGCGTCTTCAGTTTCCATTTTGGGCGCGGGGTCGCTGGTGAGACCTTCGCCGACCAGAAGCCAGGTCGGCGCAGATGCCGTCCCGGTGTTGATGTTGAATTTAAGGCCGAGGCCTACACCGCTTTTCGTTGCCATGATGTTTGTCCTTTATGGTTCTGAGATTTGGAATTCGTATTCGTCGACACTGCGGTAGCTCCGGGAATCCACGTCGAAGTTGTTGAGGAAGGTCCCATGTTTGGCGAAGATCACGCGCGTGGCGTCGGCATCGGCCAGCGTGCCGGTGAAGCCCGAGAGCGCATTGCGCTGGGCGATCATGATGTTGGCGCCGTCGCAGGCCATCAGTCCCCAGTAGGTGAACTGGATGCGCCGGGTATCCATGACCACGCCGGGATCGAAGGTGTAGTCGGTCGATTCCGCCGGGATGTCCTGGTATGTGATGTACGGGTAAACCGGATTGGCCGGTGGCCCCTGCACCGGATAAATGCGCGCGCCGACCAGCGCGGAAACGCGGGTGTTGGCGAGGAGCAGCACGACGAGTCCTTGTTCGAGCATTGAGATAATCGGAAAAATGGAGCTACGGTCACGTTTGCCGCATGAAACGACGCGGCTATGTCACTGCCCAATGGTCCGGTGAGGCGCTGAGAAGACTACTGACCGAGGGCTTCGACGTTGACCTTATGGGCAACGATTGGGGCAACGTCCACCCGAAGCTTTAAGCCGCCTGCCAGCCGGCGCCGATCACCACATTCCGTTTGCTGGTGTTGCCCGGGTGGATCGTGGCATACATCATTTCGCCGGCGTCGACGGAAATGAATTGCTTTTCCCTGATTGCCGCCGCGCGGAAATTTGCTTCGAGACCGTCATTGATCTCGTCGAACCGATGCGCCTGCCAGAAGGCCTTTTTGTAGCAGAGCGATGTATCGAATGCCCAACGGGGCGGATTGCTGTTCTTCCACCAGCGCGAGCCGTCCGTGAACCGCATCGAATGATAGCCGGTGACCGACTTCCCGGTATCGAGGAGGCACCGGGCCTGATCGGACAGACGGCCGGACGAAGAGTGATCGTCATCGTCGAGGTGGAGAATGAGTTCACCGTTCGCCGCCGCGCAACCGGCGTTTCGCTTCGCCCCGATCGATCCCGCGCACGCAATTACTGACATCTTCGATCCATCCCGCATCGGGTGGCATGGTTCGCAATGGAGCGACACGGTCTCGGGATCGGAATCCGCGACGATTATCAGCTCCGCGCCGCCCTCGTAGTCCTGCGACAGAAAACAGTCGATCGCCCGCGGAAGCCATTCGCCGCGGCTCGGCGTGGTCGGGCAGATGACGGTGATGAAGGGTTTGTCGTTCATCGTGTTCATCAGGACAGCAGCGGCGTCGACAGGGACGAAGGATTAAGTTCGAGACACAGCATCAGGATTTCCCGGTTCCGTTGCTCCACGTTTTCGACGGACTGGATAAGGAATGTACGCGATCCAAATACGGCCCGCATGCCGGCGGCTATGCTGATCGCCGTCCACCAGGCTTCGATCACGTGGGTTATCTGCGAAGACAGTTGGCCCGATTGAAATGTCTCGCTCTGCTGCACAGAGCGTATCCGGCCCTGGAGAACGCAGACAGGGGCCCATGCCAGCAGGGGTTGGTTGAACGAGTCCGGCGTGGAAGTCTGGCTCTGGATCTGAATGTTGACCGAACGCCGGCGCCCCAGTTGCGTATTTGTCACGAGGTCAGATTCCTGACTTCGCCCAGCATGTCCCGGACGATGCGGGGCACGGGCGCGTCGACGGATCCGCCCTGCTCGTAATAGAACTGGACGAGGAAGCGGATGGCCATCACGATTTCCCCCGGAACGGGATTGCCAAGATACGCAACCGCTCCCGGAGCCGCGGTTACGCAATTGTCGGCCGCGGTCGCGTGTCCCGAACCGTCGACGGCCGCAATGCTCGTGTTGAGGGTCGCGGATGCCGTACCGGCTGCGGGAACGCTAAGAAGGCGTCCGATATCCGACTGCAGGAAGGTCGCTCCGCTGATTACGGCCGAAGCCGCGGTCATACTCAGCGTCACAGGTCCGCCGTATCCGCAGACGAACTGGATCATCACGCTATTCGGAACGAGTCGATTGGGAGGCCACGGCCGGGCGAAGGGAGGAAGCACACGCGCGGGCAACACGTCCCCGCCATAATCGAGCTGGTAGCCATATGTAAGCAGGTTCGTGCCGTAGGTGGTATCGAGAGCCAGATTCTGGACAATCCCGGCCACGTCCACATACTGAAAACTTTGAATGAGCTGCAGCGGAGGCTTCGGTATCAGAATCTGCGGGTTTCCGCCACGCTCGTATCTCGCACTGAATCCGGGAAACCCATCCCGCTGGAGAAGCAGCGTCTGGGTAATGTAAGCCCGACGCTGGTAGGATTCACAGCTTCGGCGCGCCGCGACAATCAGAGGAGTCAGTCGCCCCGACAGAACTTCGAGCGTGTTGGCATCGAGCGAGCCCGAATCGCCGTATCCCAAATCACGGAGCACGTCGTCGAGAGCCACCGGCTCTGCGGCCGGTCCGATGATTTGGGAAATACTCATTTGCGTGGTTTGTTCTTTAGCCGTTCGGTGACGACGGCCGGTTCGCCCGTCTTAACCGCATCCGGATCTTCGCCGCGACCGGACACCAACAGTTCGCGCGCCGTGACGGGTTCGATGTCCTGGACTTCTCCGGCATAGCGCCCGACAAGCATTCGTATATACATGGTTTTGGACCGGGAGGGCGCCCGCCGGTAAGCGAGCGCCTCATGGGGTCTTGGCCTACAGCAGTACCGTTGCGCTTTGATCGCTCGCATAACGAGCGCCACTGAGAACAGCCACCGCGCTTGCGATAACCGAGTTGGCGCCGTTGGTGATCGAGAGCTGCACATAGGGGCTCCCTTGCGGAAGCATCGCTGCGCTCAGCTCGATCACATAGAAGATGTTGTCGACGGCGGACGGGACGTATCCCGCGGCCAGCACTGAGACTCTGGCGCCGAGAACGTCGCCGGCGCCGGTCTCGCACGCAAACAGGTTGAACGGAATGGCCGTCGCGCCGGCTGCGGCGGCATTTGTGCAGGCGTTGACAATGATGGCGGTCGGAGCCGCTGCGCTCACGCCAATCTGCACGATAATGCTGGCGTGCGCGTAGTCCGCCATCGAAAACACTGCGCCGGTTACGCCGCCGGTGATATTCACCGCGGGTATCAGGTTCACAATGTGCCCATCCTGGGCCGAATAGAATCCTTTGCTCATATGATTTCCTTTTGTTCGAAACGTCGAAGGAAGGCGGCGAGTCGCCCCGCCGCCGGAGAATTACCGCGCCGCGAGAGTAACGAACGGAGAAAGCGTGCTCGATCCCTGATAGGGAGTCAGCGGCTTTTTCCACGTGGGCTGTCCGTCAAGCCTGAGCTGGAATCGGAACGCCATCTCGCCGGTCAGGAACGCGACGTGCATCGAAGAATCGGCGCGCATGCCGCCCTTCTGTCCGAGAATGTACTGGCCGGCGTCGCAAAGGATAATGTCCCCTTGGCTTGTCAGGCTGGCGCACTGCTCGATAGGAATCACGTCGCGGCCCAGCATCTTGCCGAACGGCCCCGGGTTGCCATTCATCCCCGGAGGGAAATAGAGCAACTGCACGGCGGTGCCGCTGCCGAGGGTCAGGGGGAAGAGCTGAGGAATGACGTTCTGATTGATGAACCAGACGGCATTCTTCATGCTCGGAGCCCACAGCCTGGCGAACATGTTCAGGATGTTGGTGGTCGACACTGTCAGCGTGGCCTGCCCCGCATCCTTGGGCACAACGACTGCGGCCGCCGAAGTCAGAATGCCGAGCGGAGCGCCCGCGCCGGGACCGTTGACGATAGCGTCGTCAATTTTGAACGCGAATTCGAGAGGAAACGTGTTGCCGATATAGGTCTGGAGCGCGTCCTGGTCTTCGAGCAGTTCCTCGGTCGCATAGCAAAGACCGGTGAGCTTGTTGGCGGTCAGTTGAAGCTGCTTGAACTTCGGTTTGGAAGCAGTGTAGGCTCCGGCTTCATAGTCCCAGAATGCCTGGATGCCGCCCCACCTCGATCCATTCGCGCGGCTGTCCTCGTCGACGGCAGGCAGGATCAGGCGGTTCGATGCCATCGGCATGCCGAACGTAAGCTTGGCCACCTCTCCGACATCATAAGTGCGTTGCAGGATGTCTTTGCCGAATTCCGGATTGACGAGGAAGCCGCCTTCCGCGTCAACGGACTCGTTGGCGCCGAGCGCTGCCTGAAGGCGCGGATCGGTTGTGCGACCGTGGGTCCGGGCAACGTCGTAGACGGCCTTCAGTTGTTCGCCGAGGCTCGCCCAGGGCTTTTTCTCTTCGTTGTTTTCGGTGTGCGCCGGGGAATGGCTGGAAACCGCGACGGCGAGGCGCTCTTCGTCGAGCAGCTTCTCGGCGCGGCTGATATCGGCGTTCAGCGTTTCGACCGACGTCATGGCGGCATCGAACTCAACGCGTTCGGGATCGGTCAGGCTGCGAGTCTCTTTGTCGGCAAGTGCGGAGAGGCCCTTGGCTTTCGCCAATGCGTCCACTTTCTGCTGCCGCAGAAGTTTGATGTTCATGTGATTTTTCCTTTTGGGTTTTGAAGGTGCGGCGCCGCGGGCAGACTCTCAATGGAGGGCGACTGAAGCGCTTTGTTACATCCGCGTTGGCGGGTTAAAGACTTGCGAGGTGAATGCGATCACGCAGGCTTGCGCGTGATGCTTCCAGCCTCAGAGATTCGGATGCGCGTTTTGCTTTCGCGCTGTTTTCGGCCGAGTTGCAGGTGCATCCGGCGCAGGCGCAATCCGGACAATCGCATTCGGCGCAGTTTCCATTTCCGTCTTCGCAGGGATCGCAGGGACAGGTACACCCGTCGTCCGCCTTAGGTGCTGCAGCCATCGGACCCGCGCTCATGGCAGACGTTCCGCTCCCGCGCGAGACGCCGAGCTTTGAGAGAACCTGGTCGAGGGTGGCAACGCGATCCGCCATGCCAAGGGTGACCGCCTGTTGTGCGGAAACCATCCTGCCCTGGCCGAATCCGCCCGTTACGTCCGAAACGTTGACTCCGCGTCCGCGCGCCACGGACTTGACGAACATGCTGTAATAGCCGTCGACCATCGCCTGCATGGCCGCGCGCGCATCATCTGTTAGTGGGCCGAGTCCGGTGGCTTCTACTTTGTACTTTCCGGCCGAAACAAGCGAGACGGCGATCCCGTCGCTTTCCATGGCCTTCGATATGTCCTTGTACGAGGTGAAAACGCCGATCGATCCCGCCATCGCGGACGGGCTGCAAACTAATTCCGTTGCCGAGACGCCGATCCAGTAAGCTGCGGATGCCATGGTGCAATCTGAGATCGCCGTGATGGGCTTCTTTGCGCGGGCCTTGAAGATCTCGTCCGCCAATTCAGCTACGCCGTCGACTGTCCCGCCGGGGGAATCGATATCGATCACGATTGCCTTGACGTTCGGATCGGAGACCGCCTGGCGAAACTGCTGGGTAAACCGTTCGGTGGAAGTTCCGCCGGGCCCGGACATGTCGCCGATCATGCTCGATCGATGGCTGATGATTCCGAAGAGCGGGAGAACGGCGACCGAACCGGATCCAGCGCTGCTCATCGCGGCTGCGCGCGCGGCGGCCTCGGCGTTGCGTGTCTGAATTCCCTGGATCACGGAATCGTCGGCCGAGCCGCCCGCAGCCTTCATCTCAAGAAACGCCATGATGGCTTCGAGCTTCTCCGGTTGGATAGCCCAGATCATCGAATGCGCGGCGCGCAGAATACGACTGTAGGGTTTCATTGGATTCCTTTAACTGCGAGAGCTGCAAGTTCGATTGCGCCGGCACGTTCGATCTGGTCGATAACGGAAGCGCGGGTTTCCACCGTTGCAAGCGCCGCGCACCTGGCAGCGCCGTACTGGATTGCAAGGCTGGCCGGGAGATGAAGCGCCCCGACTATGAAGCCGGTATGCCCGGCGTAAAACGTCTCGAACTCCCCGACGCTCGCCGCGCGGTCGACCATCTTGCGAAGGGCGCCCACTTCTTTGCGCACGCACCGATCGGCGGCCGATCTGGCAAGCAGGTTCAAACGTCCCAGATGACTCGCATCGTTCGGTCCTCCGGGCGTTCCCTGATCGGTATCGGTGACTTCATCCGGCTCGGGGTCCGCGGCGGGCGGCGCCGGGGCGCTTTGGATTTGCCCGAGTGGCGCCCAATTGAGCGGTCTCCAGTACGTCCTGCCGCTGCCGTCCGCGATCGGATTCAGATCTTCGAGGGCGCGCACATCGTCCTGGCACAGCCACCCGTTCTGAATGGCGATCTGATAAGCGGCGTACCTGCTGGCGGTGTCGCCTCTCAGCAGCGCGGCCATCGAGAACTTGGGGAAGTATGCCGACGTCAGGATCAAATCCCGCTGAATGGCCTGCTCCCACATCACGACGCGCGGCAAAAGACACTGCACGGCGAACATAATGTTGAACTGCTCGACGCTGGCGTAAGTGGCCGTCTTTTCCGTCTCCCCGATCAGATGCGGTGGCACGCCGAAGATCGAACAGATTTCAATGCGCGAAAATTTGCGCGCGTCCAGTAGTTGCGAGTCTGAGGGCTTTACGCCGATGTCTTTGTAACTCAGCCCCATCGGCAGGAGGGCCGTCTTGTGCCGGTTCTTCGCGGTCTGAGAGTGTTGCCAGCTTTCCCGGAACTGATCCTCCGCGTCCTGGTCCCGGAAGTTGGTGCCTTCGATGATTCCGCCCGGGCGCGCATCGTTCTTGAAAAATCTCGCGGTGTAATCCTGCTCGGCCAGCGCCGTGCCGAACACATCGACGGCCATCGCTATGGTGGACTGTCCGACTACACCGTCATCCGACCAGTTACGCAGGTGAAACACTTCTTCCTGCACGAGCGTGCGCGTCTCATTTGTGAGCGGATCGTTGTACCGGTATAGAATTCGCCCCGACCTGAGCCGGTCGACAGTGACGCGATCGGGATGCATCGGGAGTAATTGTTCAACGGCCGCGCGGCTTCCGGGGATGATCTCGGCGTAGGCGTTGCCCCGCAGCTCGAAATGTCCCTGCATGAGCTGATAAAACTCGAACGCGGTCTGGTGCTGATTGGGCTGGGTGGCCAGAACCTCATAGAGCGGATAATTGGGGACGGTCTTCTTCCCGCCGTCCGAGGTCTCGGTGAAGATCTTCACCGGCATCATGGCGACGTTCCGGCTGATGATGTTCACGCACGCCAGTACCGCCGCAATTCGCTTGGCGCTGTCGGCGCTCACGCGCATTCCGGCGGCACTGGAGACTCCCAGCGGCCCGTACCAGAAATCATCCCAGGGCGCGGGCGCACCGGTCATGTCGGCGTGGAACTGGGAAGCCCCCCGGCTGATGCTTTCGATAAGGCTCATTTAGGTTTGGCGTACCCGAGGAAAAAGGAGCCGCCGGCGAGGAGTACTCCACCGGTCAGGAATCCAAGGGGATGCCAGGCGAGCCACGCGCCATAAGAGAACAGGCCGCAGCCCGCTACCGAGAGCGCGTCGTAGAGAGCTTTAGATCGTTTCATTTTTCAAACACTGAGAACGCGAGGGTCCGTGTATTTGCCGGTCTCGCTGACCAGCGCGCGGGAAAGTGCCATGATCAGTGCGACCGCGCCGTCTATTTTGCTTTCGGCCCGCGCTTTGCGGGGGAAAATATTTTCCTTGGCATCCTCGTGTCCGGTGAGGTTTGCAATCATCCAGCTAAGCGCCGGATTCCCGTCATGGTGAAGTCTGCCGTCTGTCACCAGCGCGTCCAGTTGCTTCATCGGCTCGCTGAGAAACCGGACCTGTTGAGGAATCTCGACCGCGATCGCCGGCGTCTTGGCCGCGACCGTCTGGGCATACTGTTCGGCGTTCCACGGATCGAAACACACTTCCTTCACCCGGAAGCGCCGAACGTCTTCGATCGACTCGTTGGTTATGACGTCGTAGTCGATTACATTGCCCGGCGTGGTGCGCAGGAAGCCACCGGTCACCCACGCCTGGTAGTGCTGAAATTCCGGCAGTCTGGCACGCGATTCGGGAAGGTAGTAGCGGCCGAAAACGTAGAAGTGGTCTTTGGCGCCCTTTCTCTTATCTGTGGCGTCGACGGCGATGCTCTTCCGGAAGACCATGACCCGGGCGGCGATGTCTTTTTTGCTGGCGAAATCGGACGCCATGGTGCACGGCAGGCCGATGAAATGCTCGGGGCGCAGGGTGGTATCGGCCAACTCGTTCCAGCGCTGAATATTGATGTATGCAAGATTGGATCCGACCCAGACATTCAGGTGCTTGGTCCGAAAAATGCCCTGTTTGCGCGCATCGGTCACGGCGTTTCGCTGCTGTGTCAGCAGAAAATCGCCGAACACCGAAACGCCGAAATTGGGGTTAGCTTTGCGGAGGGCTTCTTCGGAAGTCCAGTCGTCTCCCTCGTCGATCGTGTAGACGATGCCGAACAGCTCGTCGCGGTCAAGCGTTCCCGCCAGTACCTTCTCGACGTTCTCCTGCGCTGCCTTGCAGGGTCCGCCGATGTTGTCCCCTGCCGTGGTGATGATCAGCAGGAGAGGCTGCAGACGAGCGCCCATGCCCGTCCGGAACGTGTCGACAAGCGAGTCCGTATCGTGCTCGTGATACTCGTCGACGATTCCGCAGTGCGGACTGGCTCCGTCACCCGGCTTGCCGATCACAGGTTCGAAGCGCGAACCATCGGCGAGGATCGCCAAGTTCTCTGCACCCACGAAAATATCGAGGGCTTCTTTCAGATCGGGCGTGCGCTCGACCATTTGCTTGGCCGGCCTGAACACTTCCCACGCCTGCTTTTTGCTGGTGGCTCCCGAATAGACTTCTGACCCGCTCTCGCCGTCCGCCGCGAACATGTAGATCCCGATGCCGCCGGCCGTGGTGCTCTTGGCGTTTTTGCGGGGAACGCATATGTAGGCCTCGCGAAACCGGCGAAGGCCGCTGTCTCGCCAGACCCAGCCGAAAATGGAGCACAGGATGAAGCACTGCCAGTGCTCCAGTCTGATTTCTTCCCGCTTCGCCGCCCAGTGACCCTTTACGTGGGGAAGGCCTTCGATGAAATCGCAGACCCGATTCGCCTTCGCGTGGTCGAAACGGAATCGGTACGACGGCTGCCTGGCGGCATCGAGATCGGCGAGATGTCTTGCACACGCCAGCTTGACCCATTTGCAGGCAAGCATGTCGCCGGCGGCAACGTCGCGGGCATATTGATTCGCTCTGTCCGCATAGGCCGCGGCGTCAGTTGGGGCGGTCGCTGTCGGGGGCCTCGGCGAACTTCGAGAACCTGTTTTGCTTTTTACCCGTGGCAGTGGATGAAGCTCTTGTCTTCGATACCGCCGTCAGTCCCAGCTCGATCGCCCAGGCTCTGTATTCCTTCGAGGCGTCGCGGGCAATGTCGATATAGGGGGATTTGACGGGGTCGCCGTCCTTTTCGAATTTGACGAGCAGCGCCTTGATGTTTCCGACCGCCTCGCACCACTGCGCGTAATAGTGGCAATACCCAGCCAGCGCGGCCATGAATGCCGCTGTCATCACGCCGGCTTGTCTGAGGAGCGGATATACGCGCGCCCACTCGGTTTTCGCCAGGGGGCTCAGATATTCGGGGCAATCGACATCGACGTTTTCGAATTCCGGCTCCTCCAGTCGTCTACGCTGCGGATTGATTTTGTAGGCGCCACGGGCTTCGAGGAGCGCGGAAGGCGTCGGAGGACGTGCCATTGGGTCATTTTCGGGGTAGTGCCGTCATCATTTCCACTTTTTCATTTTGTTGACGTAAAAATTTGCCCTGCAAGCGGTCGCCCGGCCCAAAACGGTCAGAGATTTCATCCCCCCCGTCCTCAGCACAGTGGTGTAACATTCGGCCGGCCCCTGGCGGGCCAAGCCCGCGCCTGTATGACGTTGGCGGGCTTTTCCTCCATCGAGGATGGGAGGGCCTGAGTCGAACCGTTTCAGCCGAACGGGCGCCTATCAGCTCGGCGGGCGATGTTACAACGTGTGACGCGCGTCTGACTTCTCACCCGCGCGTCTTACTCGCCCCTGCCCGTCCGCACGTTGTGACACCTCTTGCAGAGTCCCCTACAGTTCGATTCCACCAGCCTCAGGTCGGGCCGGGCAGTCAGCTTGATGACGTGGTGGACTTCGTTGGCTGGCCGACGTCCGCAGTCCTCACAGATACGGTGGGCCGGGGTGGATAAGAACCACAGCCGGAATCGGCGCCACGCCCCGTCATACAATCGCGCGGTGGAGCTGGCACGAAAGTCGACGGACGCGTGTGCGGGGCAATATCCAGATTCGACGAGCTGACCGCAGCCGGGACGAGAACAGGGACGTTTAGCGCCAGTCGGCATGTTTCCCGGGCGTCTTCCTCGATCCCGTTTCCAGGTACGCGGTAAATCGCGGCTATCTCATCAAGGTTGAACCGGCGCCAGGCAATGAACTCGGCATCGTCCCGGCTTATGGCGATCGGTTGCCATTGCACTTCGCTGTCAGCCCTGCTCATAAACTTTGCGCGCCGCGGCATCCCGTTCAGCGTTTCGCATCTGGGCGTATACCAGCGTGCTCCTGATGTCCTTGTGTCCCAGCCAGTCCTTGATGTCATACAGGCTGGTGCCTTTGGCGACCAAGTGTGTCCCCAACGAATGCTTCAGACTGTGCACGTGTCGCAGGTGCTCGGGCAGGCCGGCCTTCGTCGCGTACCGATTGAACAGGACGTGAATCATTCCGCGGCCGATCCCGGCCGTTGCCTTCCCATGCGTCGCACGTTCGAACGTCGACGATTCGCGCGAAGTGAACATCGGCCCGGGCTGATTGCCCCGCACGTCCCGCCAGCTCGTCAGTGCCTTGTGCTCTGCAGGCGATAGCGGGAACTCGCCCGCCAGGGAACCCTTCAGCCGGAACACGTAAATTTTCCGCTTCTTCTGATCCCAGTCGCTCCACGGAATGCGGCCGATTTCCGACGCGCGTAAACCGCGCCAGTAGGCCAAAACGAAGATAGCGTGATCTCTGGGGCTTTTTACGACGCCAAAAAGCTGCTTTAACTCTTGTTCCGTCAGGTATTTACGTGCCGACATTGGAGTTAGACAAAATACTGAAATTGTGCAACCCGCCGGGCCCGCCGATCGATTCTAAAGGGCTTACGAGGGACAAAACACAGATCGAAAATCACGTAATGTGCAACTGGCAGGGGTTTCCCCTGCGGGTTCTAACGCGCTACGCGCCTCTGGGTCACACCGGCACAGTCTGTTAGTCGGCGCGACCGAAAAAGAAAATCGAAAATAGTTATTGACAAACCACCGGCGATTAGCTAATCTCAGTCTGTAAGCAGAAACGCTGTTACAGCAGCGAAAGAGGAAAGCAAAATGAGAACCGCACTTTCAAACGAGCAATTGAGAAGCATCGCCCCGAGCATTTTCGCCACTCAGCCTTATGACAAGGTGAGCGACCGATACTCGTTCATACCCACGATTGATGTAGTCGAGAAAATGCGCACTGAGGGTTTCGCCCCCTTCAGCGTGACCCAGAGCAAGACGCGCGCCCGCATTCAAGGAAAACCAAATGCGAGAACTACGCGCGCTATTCGTGTCATTCGCTAAATTCGCAGTCCCTCAGCCGGACCTGCCCCATGCGGTTATCACCGTCGCCGAAAGTCTCCAGATTCACGCGCTGATTCGATCGGCGCAAGGCTCCCTCAAGTCCGCCAACATCGAAACGGACAAGGCGCATTCGCTGGGAGCTTACCTGCTCGCCGCAAAATCCAATCTTGACCGCGCCATCGAGTCGTTCAGCGCGAGCTACCCGAACGGAGGCACGGCATGAATCGCGCCCAGCTGCTCGAAAGGTACGAAGAAGCCAGACTTGCCCAGGGCGAATTCTGGGACGCACTTTCGGCACTCGAAGAGGCGATCGGCTTCGAAATTGACGGAACCCGCGATCTGGCGGATACAGACGTCGACGCCCTCTTGCTGGCAGATGAAATAGCCCGCGAGTGCGACGCGCCCGAAGAGGACAACGAGGGAGAACAGCGCGACGATGCGGCGAAAGCCAAGTCGCTGCGCAGGGCATTCAAATCGAAAACGAGGAAAGCAAAATGAAAAATCTGACGTTATCGGGCCACTCTGAATTCAAAGGCAGGAACGGCTACGCTCGCCTTGCGCGCGTCACGTCCCATCAAATTCCGACGCTGGGGCAGAACGAGCCGGCTTTGCGTCTGAGCATCGGGTTATGGAGCAAACGCGCGGCTGATAATTCGTCAGCGCTAATTGAACTCACCGGCGAGGATGCGCACGCGCTCAAGGCCTGGTTTGCAGACCTGGCGATACCGGAATTCCCCCACGCGCCCGTAGGCGCCGGCCACTGCGACGTGTGCGGGCACTACGGCGACGATTGCACCGGCAAACTGGTGGCGGCATGACCGCCACGCGCGCCATGGTTCCCGTGCTCCTGTGTTTCAACGTGGAGCACGAAGAAGCGGTGACCGATGAGCAGTTCGCCGCACGCGCACGCGCGCTGATCGAGTTGAACCTGGGAAAGATCGGGCTGGAGGAGGAAACGATATGCAGCGTTTCGCTCCAGATGAGGGACGAACGCGGCCGGGATCTCGAAGGCGCGGTCTACCCTTCCGATTACCCGTGGTGCGACACGATGGCACACGCGCGGCCCGATTGGGAATGCAGCAAGGCGGAGCCGACAGCGTGAGACGGCGCAGGGGACTGCGGGCGCAAATGGCCCACTACAATGCCATCGGACGCGAACTGAGGCGCGCTGCCGAAGCCCCAGGCGTCGCTACGCGCAAGTCTGGCGCGTTCGTCGAACGACACGGCGGACTGGCGATCTACTGGGACTCGGGCTATAAGGTCGAAGGCGATCCGGACGGAAACTTCCGCACGATCGCCGCCGCCCGCGCCTTGATCGATCAGCGCCAGAATAAATATTGACAAACCGCCAGTGGTTTGCTAATCTCGTCTTGTAAGCAGAAACGCTGTTACAGCAGCGGAAAAAGAGGAAAGCAAATGGATTACAAACACGAATACGAATTGCTGCGTGGATTCGTCGAATCCGTCGCTGCCGGGGACATGAGCCGGACGAGCATGATTGCCCAAGCTGAGGACATCCTCAACACTGACGACGACGAAGAATTGATCGATCACGACCTGGAAACCAAAGACCGCATGATGGAGGCGAGATGGTAACCAGGACGATCACCCTGCACGCGGCGAGCAATTCGCCCGCCGGAAAATTCTACACCGTGGATATCGCGCCCGCCGGGGGCGATCTGTTCACCGTCGATTATCACCACGGCGCCGTTGGCGGACGCGTGGCGCACGGAACGAAGACGAAGACGCCCGTACCGATGGGCGCCGCGGACAAACTCTTCAACGAGCTTGTGCTCTCCAAGGTGGAAGGCGAGAGTCACTATCGCCCCGTGGCCGACGCTCCCACCCAATACGCCGCCCCGCCGGCCGTCGAGCCCGATGTTAAGACAGCAGTCTGCCTCCCGCCCCGTCTGCTGAACGATGTCGTGGAAAGTGAAATCGTCGAACTGACTGCCAGCGATTACTGGTATTCCCAAATCAAGCACGACGGCGACCGCGTTCAGCTCCACGCCCGGGACGGCAAGGTTACCCTGTTCTCCGCCCGATCCGGCAAGACGCGGGCATGTCCCAAGCCGATCGCCGACATGATCGCCAACTATCCTGCCCCGCTGGTGCTCGATGGCGAACTGGTCGGCGATGTCCTTTGGGTATTCGATCTGCTCTCCGCCATGGGCCATGACTTCACGCCCGAGCCCTATTTCTCCCGGATGGAATCGCTGGAACTGATCTTGGGCGTTATCTGGAATCGAAGCAACACGGGCGCGACATCGATCCGCTTGGTTGCGACCGCCAGAACTCACGCCGAGAAATACGCGCTCATCGCCGACGCGAAACGTATCAGCGCTGAAGGCGTCGTCTTCATCAAGGCGACCGCACCCTATGAGGCAGGACGCCCTTCGAGTGGCGGGAACAATCTCCGCTGGAAGTTCCTGGCGTCCGCATCCGTCGTTGTGACCGCCCATAACGTGAAATGCTCCATGGTGGTCGCACTCGGGGACGCGTCGCCTATCGGGACTGTCTCAATGCTCGGCAAAGGGACGCTGCCGCCCGTGGGCGCAGTGATCGAGGTAACTTACCTGTACTGCCAGGGCTCGCTCGTCCAGGCCCGCTACAAGGGACTGCGCAGCGATCTGACGGCCGCGGACTGCACGCGCGCCAAACTTCAATTCAAAGGGGGAATCGATCCACTCGTCTAAACCCCTGGCGTGTACCGGCGGAGTTACAGCCCCGCCGGTACAGACTGCGGACACGAGGAAAGCTTATGCCCTACAATCCTTGCCAGAGTCATCATTCTACCGACCGCCGGATGTCCATCGAATCCGCGCGCCTCCAGCACGGCGACCCTGAGGGCGACGTGATCGCCTCTTACAGTGCCGATATGATCCCGGACAAGAAGTCCAGAATCCGCAAGCCCTTCCACTGGCGGAACGCTCTATGGTGTTGCGTCGGCATCTCCGGCGATGAGGCGAGTGCGTACCTCCTCACGCCCCTGGCGTCCTTCGCCTCGCCCACCACGACTTATGCCGAAAAGCTGGGTATCGATCAGGGCGACTTCGCCAGAGCCGATCCAGGCGGTTTCTATCACGGCATGAGGGTGAGCAGCGGAGGCGCGACGTTCATCCTTACCGGCCCGGAAGTGACGCTCACGGCGACCGCTCCCGAGCAAGGCAATCTTTTTGAGTGACCCTGATCTAATTGACAAACCGCCCGTGGTTTGCTAATTTAGTCATGTCGCTGTTACAGCAGCCGAAAGAGGAAAGCAAATTGACAATGACCAGGCACGATCCCGTTATCACCGCCACCCTGGCGGGCTGCACGTGCGGACGCTGGGGCGGGCCCACTAGGATCAAGTTCGAGCCGCAGGGGACTTACACGATCCGCGCCCATGAGTGCCACCGCGCCCACGTGGCCTGTGTCCGCGCGCAACCCGTTCAGCAGTCCATGTTCGAGCCGCCCGGACTATTTGAGGAGTGAACCCCAATGAAGCCCAGGAAGACGGATACTTCACTGACCGAACACCAGCGCAACGCCGCGAACGCCAAGAACGCGTTGGCGGCGGCAGGCAAAGTTGCGGTGGGCGGACGCCCCGCGATTCCCACGGATTGCCCGAGATGCGGCCGGGAACAGCCGAGCGCGCGCGCCGCCTGGATGCACTGCCGAAAGAAGCAGAAGAAAGATTGACAAACCGCCCGTGGTTTGCTAATCTCGTTTAAGCAGAGACGCTGTTACAGCAGCGGAAAGAGGAAAGCAATTGGTACCTACTATTCTCCAGAACAAGGTCGCATCCGTGCGCAATTGTCCGCGAAACGAAGTCTGCGGCATGACCCTTCCTATCGCGCTCGGCGGAACGTCGCCTGATGCGTACATCCGCCTGGATGGCCTTTTCTTCGTCGCTCACATGGCGAGACTGGGATACCTTCCGACGCCAGGGAAAATGATCCGCGCGATGTATCGCGCTCCGAAGGCGGCGGCATGATCGCCCTCACCGATAAATATCAGCCTGCGACGCTTGACGCGTTCGCCGGCCTCACCGTGGCAAAGAAGCTGCTCGCCTCGCTGATCGCCGAACCCTACGAATCCGCCTGGCTGTTCACCGGCGATTCCGGTACCGGGAAAACTTCGATGGGGCTCGCCCTCGCCGTGGCCATGAAGGCGGAACTCCACCACATCGCCAGTCGCCAGTGCGATCTGGAAGGCGTGGAGCGGACGTGTCACGCCTGCTGGTACACGCCCATGAACGGCGGATGGCATATCGTTTTGGTGGATGAAGCGGACCGGATGACGCAACCCGCGCAACTGGCTTTCCTTTCGAAGTTGGACGGGACCACACGCCCGCCGAACACGATTTTCATATTCACGGCGAACGAAACCAAGCTGCTCGAAAAGCGCTTTATCAGCCGATGCCGCGTCGTCCCTTTCGACGGGCGCCGGGAGATTGAAGCGTCTCGGGATTTCCTCGCCCGTGTTTGGGCTCTGGAATCGACCGCGCCCGCGCCCGACTTCGCCGCGCTGCTCGATCAGCATGAGGGCAACATCCGCGCGGTCCTGAACGCGCTCGAAATGGAACTGATCGCGCCTGGTTCGACAGTGATCGAACCAAGTTCGCCAATCGCCCACACGCGCCCCGTGAGCGCGCCCGCGACCGTCCCCCAGTCGTCCGACGATAGCCCGACGATTGACGCCCAGGAACTTGCGCACGCCCTCAGGATCAATAGTTCCACCGTCTACACGTGGGTGAAACGGGGCAAGATTCCCCAGCCGATCCGCAAAGCGCCATGGACCTGGAACCGTTCGCAGATTTCACACCTGGTGGCCGCATGAAAGTGCTCGTAGTGAGACAGCCGTGGGCGTGGCTCATCGTCAACGGATTCAAGCCCATCGAAAACAGATCGCGACGAACGCTCTACCGTGGCCCCGTGCTAATACAGGCGTCCAGCCGCTGGGAACCGCGAATCGAATATCTCCGCCGCGTGATCCGTGAACGCTTTGCAATCGATTTACCCCGATACCTGGAATCCGGCGGGATTATCGGCATGGTCACGCTGACAGACTGCCTGAGTCCAGACGATTACGATCCAGCCATCGATTCCGTTTGGCGCGAACCCGGTCAATTCGGCTGGGTGCTGCACAACGCGCGCCCGCTGCCGTTCCTGCGACGCTCAGGGAGTCTCGGCCTGATCGATGCAACCCCGGAGGAAATCGTCCATGCCGGCTGAAAGGAACCAAACGACGATGACGGATAAGGAAAGAGCGGCCATTGCCCGACTACTGGACATCGCCCGGACGGGCACGGGGCAGTCGCGCAGGGTGGCGAATTTTCTCCTGGCTTGGCATAACGCCGAGGAGAACGGCGGCTGGGATCCAACCGACTTGTGGGGAATGGATGACCAGATCGTCCTGGATATCGTCGCCGTCATCGGGTTGATCCGACGAATACACGCTTACCCGGGCGATCTCGGATTCAAGGTCGAGATCGAAGGCGTTTGGGAATGCTGGAGAGGGACCACGCGCGAGAACAGGGACCACGCGCGCGGTTAGTCCAGCGCCCGCCGCACGCGAAGTAACCCCGCCAACTCATTCGACTTTTTTCGATGGGTACCGGCGGGACGCCTGGGCGAAACGAAATCGCCTGCGCGGAAATGGATTCGCCGCCGGGATCAAATTCGCCGCCCGCGCCGCCAATCGAACTTCATCTTTGAAGTCTTGGGTTCTCCGTAAGTAATCGTCTGGTCATCGATGAGCTTGTGGGCACGGTCTATGTCGCCTCGCGTGATCGTGAACTGGCACCAGATGCGCTCACCTTCTGAGATCACTTTGCTCGGATTGCCTATGTCGGCTTCACTTTGGACCACCTTCGTCTGCGCGGCGAAACCCACCGTCTGTCCCAAAGGCGGGCGCTTCCCCAACCGAATCAGATGAGCCACAACTCCCGCACGAATCTCCACGTCGTCGATGTCGTAGTACTGCCGGTCCATTCGGTCAACGCATAATTTGGAGCGTCCGGGTCGGTGCTGGCCCGCCCTCTTCCGCCTGGGCGGCGGATGTTTCGCTGGAATACTACGGACGCGTTTTCGCCGGCTTCGGGCTCGGCTTTCTCAACAACTCTACTTTGGCACGCATTTCATCGTCCAGCGGCATCAGGTACCGGTGCTTCGGCTCCAGCGGAATTTTCGTGCAGTCGCCGGTCCTCACCACTCGCGTCATCTTGCCGTTCAACATCTTCCACCCGGTGGCGCTCGTCCGCATCGAATGATGGTCGACTCCGGCCGCATCGCGATACACATGGTCCTTCGAGCTCCTGCCGGCATAGATCCATCCGCCCGCCTGATACACGCCCCCGTGATGCCCCGCCGCCGGATCCGCATAGGTAACGATCAGCCGCAACCCGGGCTGCGCTCTGGTGAGCAGCATCAGGGCAATGCGAATGATCCGGCTCACGGGCGCCACGTGGCTTCCCATCGCGATCCGCGACAACTCCGCCGTGCCGAATTTGCCGGTTTCGAGCTTCTCCCCGATCTTCTGCACGCCGCCCGTGCCGCAGCCGAAAATCAGCACGCCGATGAACGCGCCGTCTTCCCAAACGCCAATCTTCGCCAGTTTCCCCACCGGCATGTCGGGCCTCGAGTACCAGCGCTGCACCGCATACCGCGCCGCTTCGTGACTGCACCAGTCAAGCTTCAAAATACTCATGGCCGCACTTCGGACACTGCCGTTTCGCCTGATCGAGCCGTCCCTGTTCGGCTTCGCTCACCGCCTCGAAGTCCGGGACCTCGCCGGTTGGCGGAGCCGGAGGATTCTTCTTATTGCCGCCGGCGCCGCCGAAGATGCTCTCGATGATCTCGGCCGGCTCGAACGCCGTAATATTAAGATCGAAATCGGCCACCTTCAGGTCGATCATTTCCGCGCCCAGCAGCTTCGCGTTCCACGTCGCCTCTTCGTGCGTGCGGTTGTCGGCGATGCGCAGCGCCTTGACATCCACATCCGAAAGATCGGACGCCACGTGCACCGGCACGAATTCCTGGCCGAGGTAGCGCGCCGCAGCCTGCCGCAGATGGCCGATGATAATCACGTCCTGGGCGTCTACGACCAGCGGCTGTCTCCAGCCGAACTTCTTGAGCGATGCCGCCACCTTCACGATCGCCTGCGCGCTCCACTTCCGCGCGTTCTTCGGATACGGAATCGGCCGATCGATCGGCCACATTTCGATCTTCAGCTCCGGAAGAACGGGGACAGCCGGCTTTGACGCGACGGTTTTCATCTAAGCCACGACCTGCAGTCGTTTGTCCGTGCTCGCGCTCACCGCGTAGCGGATGACGGGCCCCATGACGATGCACCCCAGCGAAGCATCATGCTTCACGTTGTCACCGTGCATCAGGAAGCCGGAGCGTCCGTCTTCATCGTTCGCGGCATCCGGCGTCAGACACATGACGTGGGGGCCGTGCGTCGTGGTGTCGTGCGCCGGCCCGATGGTGTACCAGCCGCGTGGCAGCGGCCCCACATCGTGCACAGCCTGCATTGCCGGATTGTTCCGGCCTTCTCCGTGGCCACTGTAGCCGATGCCTGCGGGCTGGTCACCGTGCTGCAGTTCGCCCGTCGATTGTTTGTAAAGCCAGTTCATTACTTTGGTCCTCGGCCAGGAAACAAGGGGCACTCGTTTGAGTGCCCCCTGATCGCTTACGCAGTCGGCGTGGTTGCGGGCGCAGTTGCGGCAACGACGGCCGGATGATTCGAGAGTGTGCCCACGAGGGTCTTGAGCGAGCTGTATAGTCCGGCCGAGAGTGTCACCGCCGCGGTGCCGGATGTGGCATTCACCACAGCGTTGCCGGCGGCAATTGTGGCGAGCAGTTCCGGCACTGCAGTCTCTTCGAACGCATCGAGAGTTGTCAGAACGGGCGCGGCGGCCGGAACAAGCGCTTCCGTTATTGCCACTCCGGTCTGAATTGCCGACTGGATCTTGGGTTCGTTCGCGATCAGGAAGGTGTCGACTTTCGTGAAGTCGGACTTGAGATCTTTCCATGCCGTTTTGAATGCCGTTATAAAGCTCATGTTGTGTTTTCCTTTGATTGGGTTTCTATTGCCGTTTCCGTCGTTTTTTGCGACGCCGTCGCCGTCTTGTTGTGTTGCGAGAACCCGCCGAGTATCCCCGTCACCGTTCCCACTGCCCCGACCAGCCCGATCAGCACCGGGGTAGCTCCACCGCTCTTCGCATTCAGCGAGAGCACCACCAGCGCGATAAGAATCATTGCCAGCGATGCGACTAACGCAAGTGTGGGGATGTGGTCTTTCATATCGCGCCGTAGATCCGTGCAATGGTCAGGAGCCAGGATTGAATCTGTTGCAGTACAGTCTTCGGCTTGACGAACTCGGCAGTAGCGGTGTGAACGTCCGCCGTGATCCCATCCGCACTCTTGCCGATCCCCACAACCGAGGCGGAGACGCTGGGTGCGGCGTTCGCGATTGCCTCAGACGCCAGAGCTATGCTGTGAGTCGTGACGGTTGCGGATTCGATGGTCGCCTTGATGTCGAAATACGAATCGTCCAGGGAATCCTGCGCGTCCTTCACCAGCGCCGCCGTGTTGTCGAGAGACGGTTTCAGATCCCCTCTGACGCCGGCGGCGATCTTCAGCAGCTCGCCCGACCGCTTGTCCGCGTTCAGATTCAGCAGATGAACTTCTGCCAAGCCCGCGGTGATTTGTTTGTCGGCCTTGCCCAGCGCATTCGTAAGCTGCCCGTCCGCCTTGCCCAGTGCGTTCGTAAGCTGCCTGTCGATCACTCCGGTTGCAGTGTCGACACGCGCCAGCACCGCCGTCTGCAGCCCGGTTTTCGGGTCCACCAGCGTGCGCAAATCCTTCCGCGCCTCCTGCTGGGTCAGGATCGCCTCGCGCTCGTTGGCCACGAAATACCAGCCCGCCACGCAGCCGAGCCCCAGCAGACATGTCAGCAGGACGATGTAAATCCGGTGATGCAGGTCGAGTTTTCGGTGAGTCGGATGAAGGTCGAGTTTCATTTAATCGTCCTGCCCCAGATACCGGTCGGGGCGCACCGATTGCGCCGGCACCCGTGACGCCTCGGCGAACAGCCTCGCTATATCGCCCGGATAACAGAACTGCGGTTTGTAAGACTTCATCGCGTCCATCATTTCCCCCACTCGCTGCGCCTCCGCCCGTACCTCGGCCCGCTTCCCCCGCATATAATCGCGATGCCGATCGCGTCGGCTCAGATCTGACGCGCCAGTCGGCTCAGGTCTGGCGCGTCCATTCATTTGGTCGACGTCTCCACGTCCACCGCGTCTATTTCCACCGCGCACGCCTGCCCCAGCATCTCCACCGAAACGATCAGCCGCAGAGCGCCCTTGTTCCGGACCACCACTCCGGACACGCCTATCAGCGGGCCGGAAGTGATGGTGACGATTTCGCCCGCTGCCACATATGGACAGGGCGAAACCGGAAGCGCCGCAACGCGCCGCAGATTCGCGATCTCGTCGTCGCAAATCGATGCCAGCTCGTCTGTCCCCAAAATTTGGACCACTGCGGGAAGCGCCAGAATCCCGGAACAGCCGGCGAATCGGCTGAACCGGGCAAAGACATAGCCGGGGAACAGCGGCCTCAGCGTCTTCTTTGCCCGATCGCTCCAGCGCACGCTTTCCGTCCAGGCCGGCAAGAACTCCTCAACGCCGGCGCGTCGCAGCAGCTCGCTCACCTTCCACTCGCATCGGCTTCTCGTGCGGATCGCATACCAGTTGGCCCGGTCGATAGCCGTGTCGGGCGACTTCTTATCCCCGGACAAGACCCTTGTGCTGCGCAGGTGGTCATCCATGCGTCAGGCAGGCCGCATCCGGCCCGCATCCAGCAAGTTGCGGATTTCTCGCAGATCCTGCCGCATTTCGGTCATGCCTTCCTTCAGACTGTCGAACATGACCCGCGACACGGTATTCGCCTCGAGCAATCCTACGCGCCGCTCCAGTTCGAGCGCCCGAGCCGACTCGATGCCCGACTGCCGGGCCGTCTTGTCGCGCCGGACGAGCCACGAGATCAGGAGCGTCAGGCAGACGGCAGCGACGGGTACCAGGGATGTGAGGAACGGAATCATGCGTCTCTGCTCTGTTAGTCGGCGCTATGCCGCTTTCGGCTCCGTTCGGCTCAGATGCGGCAATAAATCCGCCTGCAAATTCTCGATTGCCCGATCGTGCAAAGACGTCGCGGCTTCCACGCTGAGACCCATCAGACGAGCGATCGCGCGAGGATGTGGCTCATCGTCGGCATGCCACAGCGACAGCACCGTCCGCTCATTTTCCGGCAGCCGGCCGATTGCCTCGGATACACGGCGAATGAGGCGCGTCCGGTCGATTCGCTTCTCGACCCCGGGCGGATGTCCCGCTCTCTCCAGCGCTCTTTGATCCGCTGTCGACGTATGGCCTTGTCGTAGCCTCCCGATCGAATCCGTGATGGCATCCAATGACTCCAGCCTCGGCCGCAGTCCATGGCGGCCGGTGCCATCGCACCAGATAGCCCGCACGGCGTCCAGAATCGCTCCCCTTATCTTTTGTCGCGCAAACGCCTGGAAGGGGGTTCCATTGTGTCTCTCCGGATCGAATTTACCCACCGCGCGCAGCAGCGCGAGATTTCCTGTCCCGATCAAGTCGCGGCGCGAAATCACGTCAGCCGGCACCTTCCGCCGAATCCGGTCCACGATATCCACGACGAGCTTCAGGTTCCGCTCATCCGTTGCGTCCGCCGGTACCTTCTCGTAGGAGGTATCGCCCTTCATGCCGCCATCCTCAACCCCGGCTCAGAGGCGGCTCCGTTCGGCTCAGATGCGGCACCGTCTTCCCGGCAAGTCGTTCCGCCGAAGTATTCGTATATCGGATAGATCGCATACGGCCGCGTCTCATAGAACGCACGCCCGCACCGCTGCTGAATCCGGTACACCTCGGTAAAGAACTCTCCCTTATTCATGCCCAGTCGCTGTGTACACGCCGGCCATTCGAGACCGCCGAGGAAATGCAGTTGGAAGATCCGCCACGCCCGCGGTTCGAGCGCCCGCTTGGCTATCACGCAAAAGTCGGCCGCGAATTCCTCTTCTTTGCGCCCGAATACAAATCGGGACACGCGCTGACCGGCGTGGAATGCGTCGATCCGCTCCATCTTCGAGTTGCTCACCCGCGCACTCGACTGGATGTAGCAGTACCTCGTGAAACACACGCGAAAAATCTTGCGGAGCACGCATCCGCAGGGACCCGGCAACCCGCGTGTGATGATGGCCTGCGTCAAAATCCGGATACCGTCGCCTCCGCATCTTGTGCAATGTTCACTCGCCAACGCGATGCACACGCCTCGGGCCCACACAGACTCCGGTTGCGGCGCAGGCTGTTTCCGGATCGCCCTATATTTCCCGCAGCTATCACGCGACGCCTGTTTGAGCACTGGCGAAGCGACCGGGCCAAAACTGCGTACCTGGTCAATCAAGCACCGGATCGCACTCCTCACGCGGCGTCCCGGCGATCCTCGCCCACTGCTGGCGACGCTACGCCCAGCGGCGTGGTGACAAAGGCCCTGCTCCCGGTCCGCGCCGTGCTGGTAAGGCAGTCCACTTCCGGCTCGGTAAGAAACTCGGCCAGCGCTTTCAGCGTCAGGCTGCAGGCCGAGAGAAATTTCCTCAGCCCCAGCTTTTTATACGCCGCGCGAATATCGATCGTGGTGACATTGCGCCGCGCCGAGATTCGCAGCTCGTACCGCTGACCTTTTTCGATGAACTCCTCTTCGGGCTTGTCCGGATACCAGGATGCGAATTCTTCGGTGAGCTGCTTATCGCGGCGCTCCACCCCGGTAGCGGCGAACGCGGCGAGCTTCAGCTTGATATCGCCCGCCTCATCGATGAGAGCGGACCGATTCGCGGGTGTTGCCGTCTTGAGTAAAAGCAGTTTGCCCATACTCCCTCAAGTCGAAAAATCGGAGGGATCGGACAGGGGGGCCGCTCGCAGAGCCACGCGGAATGTATCTGCCAGGCTCTGCGCAAACTTTATTTAGGGCTCATGCGGTGGCAGCCAACGCGTCGCGATTGAATCGCCAGCGCGCCTGCTTTTCCGACCCCACGTTGATCGCCCACGGCTTGCCGGCCCTTGCCTGCGAGAGCAGGTACGACGCGGGAAGGCCGGAATACTCGACGGCGCCCTTCAAGTCGAGCCACGGCTTCGGCGCGGGCGACTGTGGCAGAGCCGCGCGGAACATCTCCGCCAGGCTCCGCGCTGCCAACGGAGCGTCACGAATTAATCGGGAATCTGTGACGCCATTTTCCGTCTCATCGTTCCTCGCAGCCAACGTCGCGAAGCCTTGGCGCACCAGGGGAGTTTCGATGTCCCGCTTGAGCCGTTCGACCTCGGCGCGGTGGAAGACCGCCTGACGTCCGGTGCGACCGCTGACATACTCAACGGACAGCCTGCCCGCCTTAACGTAATCGACGACCGACCGCGCCGACTTGCCGAGGAATTCGCAGGCCTCGCGTTTCGTCATCGTGGCATCGGGGATCTCTGTTGCGGTAGCTGGCATAAAGGGCAAGTATAGACGAGACGCGCATTGATGCGCAAAGATGATTTCTCATCAACGCCTATCTCTGCGCGCCCGTCAAGCCGCGATCTTTTCCTGCACCCGCCCGATGGCTCTTTGGCACAACTGGATCGCGCGCGTCTTCCCGACTCCGACCGCACTTCCAACTTGGCGCATCGTCATCCCCGAGGACCGGAATTCGATCACCTTGCGGTCCCGCTCCGGAAGCGTCCTGACGGCCGCCGCGACCATGGTGGTGCGCTCCCTCCACTCAATACGTTCCAGAATCGGATCCGCCTGCCCGACTTCCTCGTCCAGCTCTTCGTGGGTCGCCGCGATGTAGTTCCCACGGACCGAATCCAGCATCGCCCCGCGCACCCTGCAGGCCGCATAGATCGCAAACGGAATGCCGGCGCCCGGATCGAACCGTTCAAGGGCTTCAAGCAGCCCGACCATTCCCTCCTGCACCAGATCGTCCAGCTCAAACGACGGTGGAAGTTGCCGGAGCACTCTCAGCGCGATCGCCCGTACCATCGGCGTGTGCTCGATCACGGCCGCGTCGGCAGTTTGAAGAATCAATTTGACGAATGACGAAAGGGCATTTCCTATAGACGTGCTGAAAAGCACTAAACTTCTCAAACTTATTGAGAACTTGAGAGAAATAGACTATCATCGGTCGAACTCCAGCGCCGTGACCGAACCAAGAGTCACTGGCGTCTATGACCTTTTTTCGCCATCCATTCTCCTTTCGCCATCCATTCGCCTTGTTGCCCGTGCCCGTTCTTCCGTAAAATCCTGTGGCCAGCGATGAACGAAAGTCACTGGCGTCTGTGACTTTCCGGCGGTAAAGTTCGTTCGAGCCCTTTCTTAAGGGCCATAGGAGAACGAACATGAAAAAGCTCATCATCAGCATCACTCTGCTTCTGGGTCTCGCCTCATTGAGCGGCGTGGCCAGTACACCCCCGGATTGCCCGGTCTGCCCGTGGGTTAGGTAATTGCACAAGCAATTGCTTTAGTGAGAAAATCCCCGTATGTCCGTTGGGCATACGGGGATCGACCTGAAAGACGCTCTTCGTGGCGTGTCGATTCTGGCCGAAGCCGCCGCAGTCGCGAGGATCTTCGCGAGCGGACTGGCGCGGCGATTTCCATTCCTGGCGTCAACGCTGGTGATCGATTTAGTGTTTGCCGTGGCCAGCATTTCATTGCCGACATCCAGCGTGCTTTATCGGCGCATGTGGCTTGTCCTGCAGCCGTTCGCGATCACTGCCATCTGTTTGGCGGCATGGGAGGTCATTGCGCTCTCTTGCGAAGGCTATCCACGTGCCAAACGCGCCCGGCGCCAGCTCGCGATCGCAGCGGGCGTTATCGGAATGACGATGGCCGCCGCGATGGTCTGGAGCGATATCCGCGGCGGACCCCGGTGGCTCATGCCGTGGTTACAGGGCATGTTCTTCGTACGTCGGGCTGAGGCGATCGCAATCGCGGCCGGGTTGCTGTTTGTGAACCTGATCGCTGCCATTGCGCCCGCGCCGGCGCGCCCCAATTCGATCATCCACGCGCGAATCTTCGGCGCGTACGTTATCGCGGAAGCGGTCGGCTACCTCGGAATGTCCTACTTGAGGAGTTGGCCCGTACAAACGGCGCTCCCGGCAGCCGAGATCGGATGCTTCATTGCCTGGACCGTGTTGCTGAGCCGGAAGGGTGACGAATTTACGGGGATCGCGCAGCCGTCCCCCTTGGAATTGGCAGAGATCGACCGCAGGGCCGAGAAAAGCCAGGCCGAATTCGAAGCGGCGCTACGCAGACTTTCGGAATGACGCGCGAAGTACGCGTACACGCCGACTGCCAGCTTCGATCCAAGCGATTGAAAGCCGGTACGCGACCCACCCAATCTTACGGAGAAGCACGAACAGGTTCCCGCCGTCGTTGCCACGCACGTACTGATCCGTAGCGTCCCGAACAGCCTTCTTCGCCGATTCGACGGGCGACGTTTCAATAGCTTGGTCGGGCGAATCTCCGTCCTTAACCACGAGATTGGGAACGCGTTGCAACTCAGCGTGGGCGTCCTCGGAAAATCGCAGGGGGCCGGGCTCGGCGTCGGACTTCGACATTACTCCCGCCACCTCCCGGAGGTTCTTTTCGAGTAGAGCCAGGTGCTCCAGTTCACGTTGAGATCGCCGACGGGGAAACAAGCCCATACTGGAATTAAATTAGACCGTTTTACCCGTGCGTTGTCAACCAAACGTAAGTCATATTCCAGGCTTTTGTCCGCCAAAGAGCATCTTTTTCAATAAATCGCGAAGCGATTCCAAAACGAGTCCGTCCGGCTGATACCAGAATTGCAGCAGGACTGAGACAAGCCGCCTCTCGCTTTCCGGATCATTGCGCCCGAATGCGGCTTCAATGAGATCTCCCTGACGCGTCGAGATGTCTGCCAGCGCAAGCCAAAACGCCCGATCATCCGCGGACTTCGACAAACCGGCAAATACGATGCACGCAAATTTGCCCGGCTCGCGTCGACCGGAAAGATAATAGCTGACCGTGCTCTGATCGACCGAAGACAGCGCTGACAGTTCGGCTTGACTTATTCCCAGTTCGGCCACAAGCCTTCCGAGGCGCAACGAATACTCTGGCGGGTTCTCCATTTAATCTGACTTGACTTTGCTGATACCTATGCGCATAATAGCCGTGAAGTCATGGCAAAGTCACACCATGTTACCCAAAATCACCTCAATCCGCGCAACACAACTTTGCGTTGGCCCGACGAACTCCGCGCCCGGGTGCAGGCTGAGGCGGCCAGGCGGGAACAGACGATGAGCGCCTTCATCCGCAGTGTCATGAAGCGTGAGCTGGAACAATCGGCGAAGGAAACCCATGTTTCCGGCACCTGACATTGCGGACCCGGCTCCTCGCGAACGTCTCCTGACCGTCGACGAGGTCGCACAGTGGCTTCAGATGTCCCGGATGTGGGTCTACAAGCACAGCGGCCGGACGCCGCAGCAGCCGGCTATTCCTTCGCTTCTGTGCGGATCCTCCCGGCGCTTTCGCGCGCGCGATGTCGAGGCTTTCATTGAGGAGCAGATCGGCGCCGTCCGCCGCCAGTTGACAGCCGTGGCGAAGGACAGGAGAGCCCGCTGAATGCTCCAAGTCACAGCCCGGCAATTCGAGCCACTGTCGCACGAGCAAGTAACATGGCTCAAAGCGAGGTGTAAACGCATGCCCAGATTGCGGCATCAGGAAGGCCATGTTCGGGAGCTGGGCACGAAACGGAAGTACTGGAAGGGTTTCTACTACGAGTACGTCACGCTGCCCGACGGCACCGAGAAAGCGGTCCACAAGTCGCTGACCCTCGGCTGGAAGGCCGACAAAAAGAAATGGGAAGCGGAACAGGAACTCCGGGACTTCATCCGGACCAACCTCGATCAGTACGGCCGCGCGATCGCCCCCGTGGCCCGGCAGGCACCGCCCGCGTCCGGCGCCATGACGGTGCAGGAATTCTGGACGAGCCGCTATCTTCCGGTCGTTGAAGATCAGTGGGCGGCGTCGACGAAGAGCACAAACTGTTCCATCGTTGAGGCACACGTCCTCCCCCGGTTCGGCGCAATGCAGCTTTCCGCCGTCACGCGCTTCGAGGTTCAGATCTTCCTCAAGGACTTGGCTACGCGCTACAGCGAGAGCACGTACAAGAAGGCTCGCGTTCAACTGGGGGCGATCTTCGCCGAAGCCTCCGAGCAGGACCTGGTCCGGAAGAGTCCGGTGGCCCGTCTTAAGACGCCAAAGCTGCGTAAACCGAAACGGTCGTATCTTGCCGAACAGGAGATTTCCGCCGTAGTGGGGCAACTGAGCGGCCGTGATCGCCTGCTGGTTCGCATGTTCATCGTGCTGGGTCTCCGGCCGGGAGAAATGTTTGCGCTCCGGCGCAACGACGTTCTGCCCAATGGTTATCTCAGGATCGATGAGGCGGCGTGGAAGGGTTTGTTCAAAGAGCCCAAGACGGACGCTTCGATCGCTTGCGTTTGGATACCGGAATCGATCGGCCAGGAGCTGAAGTGGTGGCTCGACCTGGCGCCCGCCGCGCCCGCTGAGGCTCTGATTTTCCCGTCGCGGAAAAACACGCCGCTGAGGCCGGACAACGTTCTGAAGCGGATTATCAAGACTGCCGCCGCCCGCGCCTTCGAGGCCCTCAGCGACGAACAGAGAGCTGCAGGCGTCCTTCGCGACCACCAGAAACGGGTGACTCATCAGACCCTTCGCCGGAGCTGCGGGACGCTCATGAAGCAGTACGGGGACGTGAAGGACGTGCAAGCGCACCTGCGCCACGCGTCACCCGACATGACGGCCGGGGTCTACATTCAAGCAATTCCGGAATCGGTCAGAGCGGCTGTTAAGGCCCTGGACCGCAGTCTTTTCAACGATTCCATCACATTCCATCACACGAAAACGGAAGGCTATGAGAACTAGTTTCCCGGGAAGTTGTTCAGAGTTAATAACTTGGATTGGTGCACCCGACTTGATTCGAACAAGCGACCTTTTGCTTCGGAGGCAAACGCTCTATCCAGCTGAGCTACGGGTGCACGTAAACCGATTCTATCGCACCGCCATGCTACTATTTTGGAGTCAGGTCGATCCGCAAGGCGCCGGGAGAGGTGGCTGAGTGGTCGAAAGCAGCGGTTTGCTAAACCGTCGTAGGGTCTAAAGCTCTACCGGGGGTTCGAATCCCCCCCTCTCCGCCATAATGTTTTCTTGCACTTACAGCCGGTACTCGATTTCGTCGGGTGAAATCGGAAGATCTGTCATAGAATCGAGCCATGGGGCTCAACCTCTATCGCCGCCACCGGCGTGACTGCAAAGCAAGCCATCCAGAAGAACATCTCTCCAGCGAATTCGATGAACGCAAGAAGGGCTGGAAGCGTTGTGAGTGCCCGATATTTGTCTCGGGAACCCTCGCCCGGAAATACCGCCGCCAGAGCACCGGTAAGTGGGAATGGGAAGATGCCAAGACGGTAATCGCTCCTCTCGAAGCGACCGGATCTTGGACCGGCGAAGTCACGCCCAAGCCTGAGCCAATACCCGAAAAACCAGCGCCCCACCGCAAACCGATCACCCAGGCCACGGCGGCTTTTCAGAGCGAGTTCGGCGAGCACGCCGCCGTCGCCACCCAGAAGAAATACCGCCTGATGCTGAATAAGCTGAAGGACTTCTCCGACCAGCGCGGTTTCGTCATGATCGATCAGTGGGGTCCGTCCGATGTGCGCGAGTTCCGATCCTCATGGAATGTCAGCCCCCAGACGGCGCCGAGGCGCATGAGTATGGTCCGCGCCTTCTTCGAATACTGCCATGCCAACGAGTGGATGGATCGCAATCCGGCGCGCCTTGTCAAGAACCCGCGGAGCAGGGATGCGAGCGATCGTCGCGGCGAACAAAAACTTCCGTTCAGCGACGACGAGATCAAATGCATGTACGAGTCCTGTCCGAAATACGGCACTGAGCAGCGCTTTCGCTGGAAAGGACAGGACCTCGCCGACTTCATTTCGCTGTCGCTCTACACTGGTCTGCGCATCTCCGATGTGGCCCAGTTTCACATCGACCGCATGCAAACCGACACCGGCGAGATTCTCATCCGCACGACGAAGGCGGGAACGCATGTCTACACCTGGGTCCCGCCTTGGCTTCAGGAGCGCATCAAAGCTCGTGCGAAGGAGATCGGACCTTTTATATTCGGCGCACACCAGACCAAGAGCCTCGAAGTCATCACCGACCTGTGGCGCCGCAAACTAAACAAGCTGTGGGAAATGTCCGGTCCGTGGAAGGTCAAGCCGACGCCGCACCGGTTCCGCCATACGTTCGCGCGCATCGTTCTTCAGCGGGGCGTGTCGGTGCGCGACGTGGCCGATCTGCTCGGCAACTCTGAGCCGATGATCCGTAAACACTATGCAGCCTGGATACCGGAGCGGCAGCAGCGCCTCACCCAGATCCTCAAAGATGCGTTCGCGGAGAAACCGAAGCCCAAGCTCGTAACAATGCGACGGAAGCGTTAGCCTTCTGGCCTCGACAGAGGGGCTTCGACCTCGCCGGCCTCGCCGACTCTTATGCCGTATTTTCTGACGCGCAATGCGTTCATGGGCGATTCGCGCCCGATGAGTTCTAGCGCGGCGCGCGCCCTTTCGGCAATGATGCCCTGATTGTCGGCTTGCGCCCTAAATTGCAAGCACATATTAATGATGCCGTGAAGAACGTCCCCGCGGTGCTCTTTGAAGATCCGCCGGTACTCGTCTACCGAGACGGTGGCGAGGACCGCCAGGTCGTCCGGATGCCAACCGTGTCTGTCCGCCATACTCCGGAGAATTGCCGCGGCATCCACCTGCGCCGCGACGGCGTTCTGCTGCTGTTGAAAGGCATGAATCACGTCGGGGTCGGTGATCTGATTGCGGAAAGGGTGATTCTCGATGTCGAAAACCGCAGCATTGTCTCGGTGTGCTGTGATGTAAGCCGCAAGCATCTGGGCAGCCTGCTCTGGCCTGCCTAAGTCTTTGAAGAAAGCGACGGTCTGGCTAAAGTTGACGACATCAATGTGCCCGATATTTGCGAGAAAAGCGGTGTGAATCGCGTCGAGTGTTTGCTCTTGGTCATCGTCGAAGGAGTCGTGATAACGCTTCCACGCTTCTCTGACAGAATCGTGAGCCTCGGTGTTTTGCAACGTCCCGTCTAACGCCGCCGCATGTTGACGGATCACGGCCTGATCAAAATAGCCATTCCGCAGCCCGGCAAGAAGGGCGGAATCGAGCTCGTCCATAGCGAGGAAGCCATAGGTGTCCAGCAAGGCGTTCCACGCCGCCTCGCGTGGCCCAATCGCGTCTCGCTTCTCACGGACGATGTAGGTAGCGCGATCACGGAGGAACTCGGGCGTCGGCGCTCGCTGCGGCTCATACAAGGCCCATGCGAAAAGCGCCAGCGACTGGATTGCCTGTTCGGCGACCTTCGGATGAAACGAGCTCAGAAACGGGGTGACTTGCTGGATAGCCCGCTCGATCTTCTTGATGAGGCGGATGTTGGCTATGCCGAGGACGACACAACAATGCGCGAGCCATTTGCTGCTCGCCTGTTCCGGATCGAGCGCGATTCCGGTCGCTTCCTGCGGTGATGGGGCGAAGGCGAGTTGCGTATTGACAACCTTCTCGAAATAGGTTCGAAATTCGCTTTGGCTTTCGTTGAGAGCTTCGTCATTGAGGATGAGGCACACTTTACAGTGCTTCTGTTCTTTGAGCTGGGTGACGAGACCCAGAACGTCGCGCAAGTCGAGATTCTTACCGCGTCGCTCGATGTCGTCGATACAGATAACTGTTCGGCTGACCGCCATGTACCAGAGCGGCCCGAGGCCGCCGACATGGCCCTTAACAACAGGCAGCTGCTGGAACATGCCAAGTGACTTTTTCGTGATGCGTTTGGTAACGGCAATCGCGTTGGTACGGAGTGTCTCAAGACTAGGTTCGATTCCGATATCCGTAGTGGCGATGGTGTTTTCAAAAACGGCATATTTGAGCTCGTCGAGGCTGTTATTGCCGAACAGCGATACGTATGCGTAGTGCTTTAGGCCAATAGATTCGCGGGTCTGTGCGTCTCGCAAGTAGCGATTCCACGCGAAGGTCTTGCCGACGCCCCACGCGCCGGTGATGCAGAGGACCTCGGGCTCTGTGCCAGCGAGAAACCGTTCGATCTCGGATTTGATGAGCGCCAGTGACACGATGCGTCGCTCTCAACAGTATGGGGGATCGCGATAGCACGGCGACATACACTGACTACGGAAGGTAGCGCGGCGCCGGCTCCGTACGGCCAGAATAGTCGTCTTGCGAAACCAGACCAATCCGGCCCTCATTGGTCCTCACCACGTAAAAACGCGACTTCTGAAAGACAATGGCGGCTTGCAGCGGGCTCCCGTCGTCTGCGACGAGACATCGGATCTCCTGGGGTGTGGAAAGTTGCACGGACGATTTTGCGAGCACGTAATTCGGCTTTTGCAAGAAGTCCGACCCGTCGTCGGGAAACACCTGAACACCATTCCGGAGGCGGTCCACATCTTCGTCGGGATGCTCTAACACGTCGAAAGGAATGTATGACTCGATGCGGCGGGCCTCGCCGAGTTTTTCGCCTGCGGGGATCGGCGCCCAAGGAGTCCGCTCCTCAGCCAGCAGATTGGGAACGTCGAGGAAGATCGGGTCGCCTGACACGAGATCGCCGGCGAGCGTCATTGTTCCGGCTTTTGCGCCGGTTATGGCCGGGCAGGAGATTCGTTTACGGACAAAGCGATCTGTTTCCTGCGTTTCTCCCATTAAATGGAACGACCATGTGCCGGATCGTTTTTCCATTGAGAGGCTCAATTCCTGCGATCCGTTGTCTTGCCACGGCCCCCACTTACCCGGCGTTATAACTTTCGGGCGTAACTGAGCGCGCGGGCCATTGGCTTCGTCCGGCACCTCATCGAAGTTTCTCACTCGTGACAAACGGGGCCGGCTCATGATCGAGTGCCCGCGCCATTCGACGCCGTTGAGCTTGTCGGCTTCGCTCAACTCCTCAGGCTTGAGGGCGAGGCTCACAGCACCTTTCATTTCGACAATCGCGGTTATGCCCTCATACCCGCGTCCGACAATGTAGGACGAGCCGCCGCAATTTGTGACCATTGTGCTCCAGAAGGCTGCGGCCTTGTCTCGCGCCGCCCGATCGAGCGATGTTTCGGCAACCGGAGCTTCCTGCTGTGATGGCTGCCCGGCGTGATCAGCAAAGCGGGCCTGTTGATAAGCCTGGTCGAAGGTACCCGCAGTCTTGGCCGGACCCTCCGTCACGAGCGAGACGAGAACACGTCTCCAGAAGAAGCCGGCGGTGAGTTTGAGCGCCTCGGCCTGACAGGCCAGAGGGTATCCGTCCACACCTCCTGTACCAAGCTCTTCCGATGTCCGCATGGCGCAGTTGAGGCGCTGCGATTCATAAAAACCGAGGAACGGCTTTTTGGCAAAACCGTCCCACACTTCCCAGAAGCCGAACAGGGCGAGGAAGCTCATCATGGCGCCCAGCGGCCGGTTGTGCAGGGCAAACGGCGCCGCGGTCAGGGCGACCGCCAAACGGATCGGGAGTGTCACAAGATATTCGAGTTTGAGCAGGGCGTCGAGATACGGATTTCGACTCCGGACCCAGGTCAGCACGCGAACGGCAAGGGGACGCCTCGTGCGAAGATTCCCCTCCGCCCGCTCCTCGCTCGCGGCCAGCATGTCGGCAAAAGTCGTAGTCTTTGTCCTGCCGCCTTTTCGTTCGAACATAGGTTCTCCCACCCGTTGAGCTCTTCTGCTAGCCGGGCGCGGCCCTGCAATCCGGCGCGGCCATTTCCGGCTCGAAATGAGCTGGAGCCTCAGCGTGACGCGCTGGGTTTCAGCCGTGCGTCATAGTCGTAGTTGATCTTGTTTACGATGCCGAGACGCCCATCGTAGACCCTCACGAAATAGTAGGGATTGTAGTCCGTCGTGCCTGAAACCGGCTGACCGGGCTGATGAGGTGGCGCGAAAACGTACTTCGCCACTACAGGCTTTCCATCATCCCCGAGAATGCACCTTACCTCGTCCAAAGAATCCAGCGGGGCGTATCTCAAGGCTGTTTGTGCTTCGGCGGGTATGAGTTCCGCATCTGTGGTGGCGCGCGCATTGCCCTGGATCATGATCTCTTTGTCTGCTGGATTCTGGAGTTCGTAAAAAGGTAATTGACGATTGACGACGTGAACCGCGCCGAGCTTTTCATCGACTGGAATTTCAGCCCAAAGGCTCTTGTGTCTTACTGCCGGGCGACCATCGGCGGACGCAATTTTGTCATGAGTAACGCTCTCGAAATCGTTCCACGGCACAATCCCATAAAGGCCGGCTTTCTGGATGAAGACGCAATAAGCTCTGGTTTCTCCAACCCCGCGCCGCTCTCCGAGTTTGCATCGTACCGGCGTGCCGTCGCCGCGGAGTACGGCCTGTAGCTCAACATCTTTCTTCAGGTTTTTAGCACCCAACCCCACCCAGCGGGGCGGAAATATCGGGAGCGGCTGGCCCTCTTCAAGATTGTGGATCGAGGCTTCGTCGTTGATCTCGATGAATGGTAGTCCTTCCGCTTTATCGACGACGACAACGCGACTGAGCTTTGCCTTCGAAACGATGGGCTTCGGGGGTTCAGGGCCGGAGGCTTTGCCATAAGTGATGCGATTTGCAACAGCGCCTGCAGCGGCCCAACTGCGATCTCTCTCTTTGGTCATTGCCAAATCGAAATCGACGCCCGCTTGTCGGAGCCCGGATTTCCATACAGCCAGCAGGGCGTGTTCCCACACGAAGTTGAGCGTATACTTCAGCGCCGTGACCTTGCAGGCCGACGGATGCACGCGCCCGTCCTCTGCCCATCGCGTATCGGAGCAGATTTCCTGTTCGTTCTTATAGACCGAAACGAAGGGCTCTTTTGCGAAACTTTCCCAGACTTCCCAGAACCCGAACAGCGCCAGAAACCCCACCGCGGCCCCCAAGGGCCGGTTATGTAGTGCAAACGGCAACGCGATCAAAGCCAGCACAAGACGGAGCGGGAGGGTTGCAAGATATCCCACTTTGAGCAGAACATTCGCATATGGGTTGCGGCTCTTACCCCACGACAGCAAGCGAAGAGCTAAAGGCCGCCTGGAGCGGCGCGCCCGCGCCGCTCCATCCTCGCTCGCCGCCAGCATGTCGGAGAAAGTCGTGAACCTGCCTGGCTGCCTCGCTCTCATCGCGAAGCCTCCATTCCGCCTTCACGCTGTCCAGCGACAAGCGATAAATCGAGGGGCGCGACAGCCGGACGGCTGAAAGCGCCAAAGGGCGCGACGATTAGCGCCAGGGCGAGCCGGGCCGGCAGCGTGACTATGAACTCGGCCTTGAGCAGGGCATTCAGATATGGATTTTGGCTCTTGCCCCACATCACCAGCCGCTGCGCCAAGGAGTACTCGGCTTCCTCGCCGCCTAAAGCGAACGCCGCCTTTCGATCTTCCCGTTGTTCGTACTTCGGCACGACGGCATCGTGCTTGTGCATCGGATCGGGATCATACAAGCCCTGCAGTTCCGGCGTCTCATAATACGGCCGCCGCAACGCGTTGATCACGATGTTCTCCGGGCCGATGATCAGCGACTCATGCTTTCCAAATCGACAGATCTCATGGGGGCGTATCAGCGGCTGCCCGGCCTGGCCGGATTGATCGCTCTCATTGTTCTTGCCGAACGGCCCACTATTATTCACCGACTGTCCCGCCGTGGTAACCGTCCGCTGTCCACTAAGCTTTGATATGTACTCGGCACTCGTATACTCTCGGGGAGCCATCACCATGCGCATATCTGCAGCTGAAAAAAACGTCTCCCAAACCTCGCCATAGTCCTTCTTCAGCTGCGGGATGTTCTGCACAACCGGCCAAAGCTGTACGCCGCGACCGGCGGCAGCCGCGGCTGCATTCTCGAGAACATCGAGATGGCCGATCTGGGCAAATTCATCGAGAATCGCGAGCACGCGATAGGCGCCTTTGCCACCACGCCACAGATCGTCGAGCGCGGAGGCGACGATTAGCCGAAACCAGTGCCCGCATACGTCCAGCCGGTTATCCGGAAGGATGATATAGACGGTTGTCGGTCGTTCTTTGAGATCCGCAAACCTGAAATCACTTCGCCGCATATTGTCCGCGATCGTCTCCGTCCCGAGGAATGGTGTCTGCTCTCGCGCATTTTGTTTGAAAGAGGCAAGTTCGCCCGCATTGTCGGGCTCTTTCACGGCGTAGCTGGAGAGTTCCTGCCGGATGAAAGCATGCGGCGAGTTCAGCGACGCGCGGGCATACTTCAACAGCAGATCGTCGTTGCAGAGAATTTCACGCACATGGGCGAGGTTATTTGTGCCGTCGGCGCCATGCGCGGCCAAACCGCCGATCAGACCCGTAACAAGGCCCCGCGCGCCGCCGACCCAGTGGGCAGCGTTTGTCTCGTTGCTGCGCGCAATGAGACCTTCGGCCAGTTTCCGGCAATCGACGTCCCAGTCGCGCGCGGACGGGTCGAGCAAATCCATTGGGTTGTACCGGGCCGAGGGTCCGAGCAGATCAGACCACACGTCGAATGGGTTCAACATGATGACACGTTGACCCATCTCTTCCCTTCTCCGTTTCGTGATGGATGCCAGTTGGCCTTTCGGATCTATGACGATCGTGCTCTGTTCGTAATCGAGCAGGGCGCCGGCGAGCACATCTCGCGTCTTGCCGCTGCGCGCAGGCGCTATCAAGATCAGGCCCGCGTCGCCCGCGTAGCGAATGACCTGACCCCACTTCTCGCGCTGGCCGGGGGCGCGATAATAGCCGAGCCGAATACCTTTCGCCCCGAGCAGATCGATCCGCTGCATTTCTGAAGGCGTCGCAAAATGCGCGTCGCCGAAGGCCGGCATATCCATGCCGCGTTTTCGTCCAAACATAGTTGCTCCTTTTGCGGCTTGTTGCCGCCTGAAATCCGTGCCCCCATAGCGAGGCCGTTTGAATGTTTGCTGTCTGTTTGACGGCTTCCGCGGCCGTCATTTCGCGTCAGTGCGGATTCAACAGCCGCGTGTGGATACGCGCCGCAACCGAGGCTGGTACTGAATATGTGGTGTGAGCCTTCTTGCGGCCCAATCTAATCTTGATCACTCCGGGCTCATTCATACACAAACGCCGGCATGTCTCTCTGCCTAGGGACCACATGCGGGCGAGCTCTGAGACGCGGTAATGCTTTTCCTGAAAAGTTGCGTCCTGGGTCTGCACACGGTCGCCTTCACGCGAGCGAAGGCCCTCCAGTGCGCGAGCTGGCACTCACAACCGATCTCGCGCGAAGTTCATCGTTGAAATCCTTGTGACCAACCGGTTCGTGGATCAGAAAACGTAAGTCAAGGCGGCCCGATAACTCGACGGCGTGACGCACCATCTCCGCCAGTTTGCGTCCGTCTGGATCGGCATCCATCGCCGCAACCACCAGGCTGCGTAATGGCAGGCGGGCAACCGCTGCGCGGACGAGTTCCGGCTGAACCGGATTGGGCTTGCCACCAATCGACGCATATCGGGCGCGCTTGTCGGGGTTCAGCACGGCGAACGACATGGCGTCTATCGCCGATTCACAGACCACAAGCTTGTCGTCATCGGGCTTCACACAGCTCGACCAAAGCCCCTTCGTTCCGCCGGGAGAAAAGCCGGTGAAGCCGTTGGCGTTCTTCAACTCGTAGCCGCTGAGGCCATCCTGATCGAAGTGCGGAAATGCCGCGTTGCCGCGGGCGTCGATCCGAACCGTACCGGCGAAACGCTCACTTTGCAGAAGCTCAGCAGGGATCTGTCGCTCGCCTTCGAGGTAAGGGTGGCGAGAGGCGTCGTGCATTTTCGCGAACGCGACCTCGACCCGAATCCGGTCTTTCGTGGTTTTGACCAACGGAGCGTAGTCGGGCACTGGGACCGGCGGCTTTCCGATCCATGGCCGCAATTCCTTGCGCACCTCGCCGAGCGTGAGTTTGCGCCGCTTTTGAATGAAATCGATGATCGTGCCGTTGTCCCGATCATCGCCATGGACCGAGTAATAGACGTAATGTCCGTCGCTATCCCGCGAGATGATGATCTTATCGCCGGTACCAGGATTCTTAAGGACCGCTGAGCCCCTCCAACTCTTGCTGCGGTCGAATTCGTACCCCTGACTCGCAGCATAGGCGCGAAGGTCGATGTCGGTCTTGAAGGATTCGAGTTCAGCGTCAGCCATATTTTTCCTGCTGCCCGGCGGACCTCGCCTCGTCCAAAGGCGCGGCTCGATAAAGAGGAATAGAAACATAAACCCGAAGGCGACCATTCTGCAAGGGCGAACGCACTTCATGACCGGCCACCAAAGCGATTGACGCTGCCGGGCGCGGTTCTGGCCGGGACGTTTGAGCCCGGACCCAGCAGGAGACGGTTCGGCGTCACGGGCCTCGACTGGGATGCAGGTGCCGACGGTCTCGGGGTAGCGCCCCCGGACGGGCGATAGTCTTTGCGCTCGGGCGACGGCGGGATACCTTTTATCTCCGTGACGTTGCCCGTGGGATACCACTGCTTTCCGCAACTGTCGCGGCATTTGAACAGAGTGCCTTCGACCCGCCCACCGCACACCACACCATCGCAGTAGCAGTGATAACGCATGTTCATATTGCAGCTGCACCACGGGCAGGGAGGATGTGGTCCTTCGATCTTGTCCATGGACAGTGTCTGTAGTGCCGGAGATTTCCCTCGTCCCGACTCCCGTCCCCCGTCAAGTTTGACGGTTGTGGTCGCGCGGTATCTTCCATGCGGCTGTTTCACATAACGGGTGATGAAGTATGAATCATGAACCGCGCATACGCATGTCTGCTCGAAAATATCGGGGTCATCCGGTGTTGGGGATGGAGCGGTCTTTGCTCGCGGCACCTCAATGATCGAAGGGAACGGAATGAGGGTAAACGATTTCCTGTCTCCCTTGAGCGATTTGGAATTCCGATCCGACGGGGCAAGGGCATTCCCCAGCCAGCGAATAAGAGCGTTACTCATTTTCGGCCCCCTTAACGCGAGCGGGAGCAGAGCCGACGAGCCAGCCTTCGGCCTTCAGGAAGGCTCTCAGCTTCGGATCGAGAACCTGCTTATCGATCGCGGTCTTGACCACTGCATGAGTCGATTTGTCGGCCCGGCACGCCGCGCCGATCATGCTGTCCAGTTGGGCTGTGCGAGCCCGTGCCTCCGCCCGTTGCTGCGCTGCGAGCGCACGCTTTTGAGCGGTCAATTGCTGCTGTTGCTCGATGACCTCCTGCAGCCGATCTTGAAGCGTTTTCCGGGCGCGCTTCGCGGCGGCGGGAGCATCGATTGTGGTTGGGGCGGTCGCCGCCGGGCTAACAGGCGCCTCTTGGCTGACTCCGTTGCGTTCTTCTCTCAGGCGTCCATTCGCCCTATTCAGGACTCCCGCCGGATCGGCGTGAGCAGTCTGCGTCATGATTTCTGCCATGTCATCTCTCCGAAACGAACTCATTCCCAACTACCGGCGGGAGGTCTGGTAGGACCTCCGGCCAGTCTTCGACTCGGCCACGCGCACAGTTCGGCGCAGGGCGGTCCGACGATTTTCTGTTGCGTGCGAAACCTGAGCGTTAGAGTGCTGCGCCGGTCAGACCGGGCAAGCCATCTGCCGCCCGGCCCAGCCACCAGCACGGGTCAGAGGCTGACGCTTTCCGTCCCGGTCGCCAAGATCGAGAAGCACCGATCGCAGATATGCGTCTGCGAAAACGCAAGCAGACCACCCAGCACCGTCAAGGCGCGGCGCTGACGATCCCTCAATTCGGTGTCATGCGTGGCCACCCTCGTAAGGGCGTTCACGGCACCGTAGACTGTGTCCTCAGAGCCTTCTTCTCTCCACGCATGCATCAGCCGAGGCAGCAACAGTCTCGGCGACAACCTCCCGCGTTGAAGCCATCGCCCGAGCAACTCCTCCACATGTGCGCGGCGGTCGCGGGTTGCCTTGAACGTAACCCGATAAATCTGGTTCATCTGCAATTCGTGGCTGCCGGGGTCGTCAATGGGAAGCTTCCGGGTACGCGAACTCCCTTCCCCCACACATTCCCGGCGGGTCATGCCGTTGGAGCATACGAGCCGGTAGACGAAGGCTTCGACCAATGTCGCCGGACCGCCAAACCGATGATGCGTGATGCGAAGGCCGGATTGAACGACATCGCCGGCCCGCACGGTGATGGCTTTGGACGGGCTCACTAAGACGACTTCCAGATGATCGTAATCAACATCGAACTTTCGAATCAAAAGGTTATCTACGTCGCGACCTAAAGCATCCGTTACGGCCGTCAAAACGGAAGCGTTCGAAAGAGCTAGCAGATTATCCTTCAGCGAGGTTATAATCTGGTCGTTGCGGACGACGAGCTTGGCAGTCAAACCAAAATCCCCGCGATTCGCGTGTTCGGCGAGTGCCGCGGCCTGGAAAGCAGAAGTATGTTCCGTCAGGTATCCAATTGGGGCTCCTACCTTGCGGAATAAACGGTTCCTGGCGGGTTCATCCAACCCGAAGAAGCGTTCTCCGTGCGTGACACCTCGCGAAAAAAAACGCAGATCTCTCGGGCAAACGGCGATCTGGGATATCTCGGATTCCCATTCCCTCACAGCGGCGATCAACCCGCTGAACGTCGCGGCATTTGTTCCCGGTTGCCGTCCGCTTTCTTCGGAGTGCCTATTTTTTGTATCAGTAGTGACTTCGAAGCTTCTGACCGGCACAGACAGACCGTCGAGAACTCCGGCTTCGTCGTGTTCAGCAAGCACGTTCACGTTCGCTCCCTTTCCCGGCGAATCTCGCTTTGCCAAATTCGCCGTACGACCCGATCATGAGGCAGATCGGTGATAGACGTCCATGTGATTGCCCGTGAACTTCGTTCACGCTTCTCTTCACACACGCAAGCCAGTTGAAAATGAGGGAAGCAGCGAGGGCGCGAGGCTCTTATGCCGTAGGGCTGGCTAGCTTAGCTACTTTCCGGCGCAAAATTCGGTTCTCGCCTTTGAGTACCGCTCCCTCACGGTCACGGCTCGGAATGAAGTCTCGTGTTATCAACAGAGGTTACCGAGCCATGAGCGCAACGCGCGTGGTCCCATGGGCAGAATTTAGCATTTTTGCGCCGGAAAGTAGCTAGCCTAGACGCGGCAGAGCGTTCTTTGAAGTCGCCTTTGACCGGGTGCGCGGGCTCTTGGGTGCCTGGATCTTACGCCCTCTCCGATACCATGCGCTGTAATATATCGATCCTGTCTTCGCGTTCCGTAGAATCTGTGCCGGGCCATCCAGACGATCAAGGTGCCCGTTTTGAAGCCATGCCTCGCTCGTAATGACGCCGGTTTTCGAATCGCGGTTAATTTGGGCAGGACCGTCTGGACGGTGAGGCAATTGTTCTTCGTTTGCCCACGTCTCTCGGACCACGACCCCCGTGGCGGGATCGCGTTCGATTGTTACCTGATAGACCTCGCTCCTAACGCCCATACCCGTCTCCCACAAGGTTGAATAGGGGGCTGCGGAGCCTACCAGCCAACTCTGGTAAGTGCAAGAAACGACGGGAGATGGCGCCGAGGAACTCCAAGTCCTCCCCCCTGCGCATGATATCCTCAGAAACTCGGCGGAGCCGAGCCCATTCCCGATGGCGCGACATGTGGAGTATAGATTTTTGGGGGATCAGTGCCTGGCGATCCGAACGCCCGGTTCTGCTGATGAAATACTGTTGCTTTTCCGCCGAACCGTCACCGCCGGTTCGGCGAATTTTGCCTTAGTAGCTAAAAATGGCGTTCCTTTGCAAATCCTTAAGCTCCTGACCTCTGGGAGCCGCGACTTTGCGAAAGAAGATATCCTTGACGCGGTCGGATATACAGGCACCGACCACGAAAACTACCTGCGAAGGCAAGTTAGTGATCTCAGGGAGCGTCTTGGCGACGATATCGAGGACCCGATATTCATCGTAAACATCCGCGGTTTCGGTTACGGTCTCGTTATGCTGGCGGACAAGTTCGATGACGGAAACGGACAGCGAGAATGGACCCAACGGGGATTTGGGCCGCTGCCCGAGATGCTCGCAGAAGTGGCGGATAATAATTCTGTCGACCAGCCCACGCGCCACTTGCACGGAGTTCCGGCTTTCGGGCGTCTCTTCGGCAGAGAGGACGAAATCGAAGCAGCGCTGAGCAGATGGCCGACCGACATTCCGACGGCGCTTCTGATATGGGGAGCACCCGGCATTGGAAAGAGCGCCCTGGCTCTGAGACTTCTGAACGACCCGAGGACGATTCAACAATTCAAGGAGCGCCGATTCTGGTTCCGGTGCGACGGACGCGAATCGGCGGAGGATCTAAAACAGTACATTGCGAGCAAATGGTTTGGGCTAACGCCGGCTGGGGAGCACGACGCATCAGGAGCGTTGACATCTGTTCCGCTCGAAGGACAAGTCTGGCGTCGCCTCAGCGAGGCTCCTGCAGCCTGCGTCATCGATAACTTTGAAACTCTCCACAAGAATGACCCAGTCGAGAGCGTGAACTTTTTGCGGGTCTTGTGCGGCCTTCCGAATGTCTGGGTCATCGTCACCCGCCACGGTAGAGTACCGCCCGGCGGCATCAATTGGAGCGCACCAATCGAACCGACAGCACTGTCTCCGACGGATGCCATGGCAATGTTCTGTAATATCGGCGATAACTGGCGCCATCTTGATGACACGCGTCTCCCGGCGCTGCTTGATGATCTTGCTGGAATACCGCGCGCAATCGAACTCCTTGCGCACCAAGCGATCGGCGCGGACCTGGGAATTCTCGTAAGGCGATGGCAAGATCAGGGCACTCTGATACTCAAACGATTGAGTAATGATAAGCGTGAGGACAGTCTCCCACGCACCTACGACTTTGTATTGGAGCACCTAAGCGAGGATGCTCGTCACATGCTCAGACTTCTCGCATGCCTGCCTATCGGAATTCTGGAAGACGAGATCGGAGACGCCTTCGGCGGGCCTTCCGCCTTTGACAGCGCCCAAGAGCTCATCCAGATGGCAATCGTATCTCGGGAGAGCGGCAGGCTTCGTCTTTCGCCGCTGCTGCGTGATTATGTGAGCCGCCGCTATCCCGCAATCCATGCCGATACTGCTCCGATTAGGCGGCATTTCATGGGAGTTGCCTTCGCGCTGCACGATCTTTCGTCGGACCGCGGGCCGGCTCGGGTTGAGGAAACTGAGGAGTTCCTTCAGGGCCCTTTGGCGCGATTGTCAGACGAGTTTCCGAACGTCACGTGGGCAGTCGGGCAGTCATTAGAGATGGGAGAGGCCACGTGGTTCGACCCCTTGGAGACACCCATCAAAACGACGCTGGCGGACTCTATATTACCCAACGGTGCCCAACGACTAAAAGCCAGAAGAATCGAGCGAGCGTTTCGCAGCAAGATTGCGGTTGCTGATGCCAGCGTCTGTCTGGGCAGGTTTTCACTTTCCCACGATAATCTCGAAAAAGCAGAAGCATACTTTGACGCGGCAAAAAAGATCTATGAAGCCATGACCGATTGGCACGGAAAGGGAACATGTCTATTTGAGTTGGAAGAGATAAAACGTTATCGAGGCCAATCAGTTTCGGCTGACGCTTACCACGAGGTGAAAGACATCTTCACATTCACGGGAGACAGACTTGGTGTATTTGATTGCCTCTGCCGTATAGGCGACATCAAGCGCGATGAAAAAGACTACGCATGGGCTCGGGAATGTTTTGAAGAGGCCCTGTCAATCGCGAGGGCAGAAGATTATGCCTCGGCCGAGGCCGACGCAATCGCTGGTCTCAGTGAACTTGCTATCGATCTCAAGCAGTATGACATCGCTGGGACCCTCTTGCAGGATGCTCGGCGACTTTTTACCGGAGCCAAGGATCGACCGGGTTTGAGCAGAATCGATATTGGATTCATTAAGCTAGCGCTTCTGCAGGGAGACTATTCAGCCGCCGCAACTCGCGGCAAGGAGACGTTGGAAGAACTCAGAACGATTGGCGATAAGTGGAACGAGGCCGTCTGCCTGCTCCTTCTTGGCCATAATGCCTCTGAATGCGATGAGCTTGACGACGCGGTGGCCCATTACAAGCAAGCCGTCGAAACCGGACGATTGGTTGGCAACGTCGATGCTGCTTTCGACGCGACCGTCAGATTGAGCGTGATTTACTTGGCGCGAAAATTACCCTCAGAGGCTGCGATCTGGATTCGCGAAGCCGAGGAAGGTCTCAGACGACTCAGCAGCCGCCGTCAAAATGGCGACGCTCGGGCGCGGCTGGCCTTGCAACTCGGAGAGATCGCGTTGGATCAAGACGACCGGGCAGGGGCGGAGGATCATTACCAAAAGGCTCTATCCCTTTTCGAGAACGAACGAGATCAGGAACAGACGATTCATTGCATTATCGGTTTGGGTGACGTTGCAACACGCCGTACTCATTGGGGGGAAGCCAAAGCGTTCTATGAGCAGGCCATGAAGATTTCTCAGGAGATCGGCGACCGCCGACGTGAAGTGATATGTACGCAAAGGCTCGATGACCTGGCTGCCCGCACGGCCTGAGAACGATTCGGCCGATACTTTGATTGTGTCGATGTGCTGACTTCGCTGTGAACTGCTTCTCTCTAGAGCGAAGGTATTCGGTGCCTTGAGAATCATTCCCGTGACACAAATCGCCGCGCTGAATACCCGTGTATGTCTGCGTCTCACCGCATCGGCTTCCGTAATTGTTTCGGCCCTTGATCTCTCCTTGCCCTTCGGCTCAGATGCGACCAGAGCCAGTTGAGGTAACGCTAATTCCGTGCAGCGCTACTGCCGTCCACCCGGCTGCCGAAAAGACAATGTCGTTGCGCGCCACGGCGCGACAGACGAAATTGCTTTTCCGAACCCTGCAAGCAGGGCAGCCCAGGGTTGACGGCGCGCTTCACTGCATTTGTGCGACCTCACTGGCTGCACTTCCGCATCCAGCAACCACGAAAGGAAACATCATGTCCGACTCCAACAAGAAACCCGCCGCCCGCGTCACGCTGTACCCGGTCACCGCAACGATCTGGCGCAACGAAAGCAAAGACGGCGAGACCTTCTACTCCACGGCTTTCGAACGCCGTTACAAGGACAAAGAAGGCAACTGGAAGGGCTCGACCAGCTTCTCTTCTGACGAACTCCTACTGCTGGCCAAAGTCGCCGATCTCGCGCACACGGAAGTCGTCAAGCTCCGGGCTGCAGACCGTCCGGCCCAGCAGCCTCAGGATTCCGAAGCTGAAGCCGCATAGTCCCTGGCGTCAAGTCGGCCAGTCGGCGGATTCCGATCCGCTGGCTGGCCTTTCTTCGCGGACCAAGGATGCCGTGTTCCGGCGCCTCGCCCGTCGCCTCAGGCTGGCCAGTTTCTCATTTTTCCTGTACAGTACCCCGGTCAAAACCGAACTCGGGAGCGGCAGGATGGTGCGGCTGGACGGCCGGAAGGCGGGATGGCTGGTCAAGGGAGATCAGGTCTACCCCATTGGCGACCTGCGCGAGCACATGCCAGTCGACTGCTGGTGCCGTCCGAGCGAGATTGACGGCGTCATCGTTCACAACAGCCTCGACCTTCGCGAATTGTACGAACGCGGCGAGCGGAAGTTCTCGTGATTGCGTCCAGAACTGCCACAACCGCGTTGCCCGTAAAGCCCTCCAACAAGACAATTTCGTTTCGCCAGCGCGAAGACGAAATTGCTTCTTGGACCCTTCGGGTAAAAGGGGCTTGACGGGCGCCCGACGCGGCCGTGGCAGTAATACATCCATTCGTTTTCAAGGACGCGGACTAGGCCGCGCCTCGAAAACTGAAAGGAACAACCATGACGAAGTCCAAAACACCTCAACTCCCGCAGTCTTTTCGTCGCAGCCAGGTCGTCAGTCCCGTGCCGTCGGAACGCCGATTCGGCAAGGTGAAGGCGGAAAAGAAAAGCTTCGACATTTACGTCAGCGACATCGAAACCGCCGACGAAACTCTGGCAATCACTGTCTTCGCCCCCACCCAGCGCGAGGCTATCCAGATCGCGAAGAAGCGCCTGCAATCCTCACCCGTTCTCCGACGCATCACCCACGCCGCTTTCAGCGCCGTCGAAGTCGAGCCGTAAGCATATTCGTTCAAACTGGCGGCAATCCTGCCGCCAGCACACAACAGGAGTTCACATGACCGCAGATCATCTCATGCACCACAAGTTCGAGCGCCTCGTTCAATTGCAAATTTTCGAACACGAGGATAACAACCGCTTTCCGCCGCGATTTCCAAACGAAGCCATGCGAACCCGCTTAAACAAAAACACCGGCCGTGTAAAAGTGCGCCGCGATAACCATGGCTTCGGGTACACAGCCGCTACACCCCATCTGCGTCTCGGACTGTCGGTACGCTTCGCTTTCCCAATACGACAAAAACCACTCAGGCTCACTTTGCGCCTTCGCCGTCCGACACGGCGCGGTGCGCATCACAGCCTGCACAAAGATAGGAACGGTTTCGACATCGTCTTCGGCGGCGCGCTCCTTGTGCGTCCCGAATTCGTGAGTCCTGAATTCCAAACCGGCATCCGCCTCCCCGTGGACGCCGTGCTCACAGCCCGTTTTGCGCAGCGCCTCCGCGCACTGCCAAACAGGGTTCATCTGACGCTCGAACCCAGACTGCCATGACCATGCCTCACGCCGCCCATGGTAATTTCGTTCGCCGCTATGCGGTCAATCGCGCCGTGAAAAAGCAGGCGTTCATTTCGCGAAAACGCGAAGATGAACGTGCTTTTTGCATCCCCCGGCAAGCCGGGCGTCGCTTGATTGACCGCGCGGCTCACTCCATTTCCGCGCGACGCTTGCGGCAATTCCGCCGCCAGCAAACGACAGGAGTTCATCATGACCGCAGATCAACTACCAAACGCCGGGTTCGAGCATCTCTTCCGCGCCCAAATCACGGACTACGAAGCCACCGAATGCAAGTCACGCCCTCTCGCCGAACGTCTGCGGAACCGGACGTTCCTCCAACGCGCTCTTCTGATGCTCCATGTCCATCGTTCCGCCGGACCTGAGTCCGCCGCGTGCAACTCTGTGGCGGAACTCAACGCGCGCATCGACCGGCTCAAATCCACGCCGGACGGGACCGCCAAGCTTGAAGAACTATCCAGATTATTCCCTGGCTAGGCTGCTCTTGTCGCTGGCGCGACCCGCTCGATGCCAGCGACTCTCTCTTGCGCTAGGGCTTTCGCGATTGGTACCGCTATGGCCACATTGTAAACATGCCGCACGCCATCGAGCGTAATTACGTTCGCCGCTATGCGGTCAATCGCGCCGTGAAAAAGCAGGCGTTCATTTCGCGCATATGCGCGAAGATGAACGTGCTTTTTGCATTCCCCGGCAAGCCGGGCGTCGCTTGATTGACCGCGCGGCTCACTCCATTCCCGCGCGTTGCTTGCGGCAATTCCGCCGTGGCGAATAGAGGAGTAAGCATCATGGGAATGGACGTATTTGGCAGAAAGCCTACCTCGCCGGAAGGCGAATACTTCCGCCGTAACGTTTGGGGATGGCGTCCGCTCGCACAACTGTGCGAGTGCGCCGCACCGGATATCACGGCGGACTGCGAACACTGGCACAGCAACGACGGCGACGGGCTCGACGCCAGCGGCGCAGCCAAGCTCGCGGAACGTCTGCAACTGCTCATTGCCGATGGTTCTGTCGCGGCGTACGTCAAGCGTCGCGATGCAGCACTCGCGCAGCTTCCGGACGAGCCATGCGGCTGTTGCGACGGCACCGGCATGAGGCGGGACGCCACTGGAAACGATAAAGCCCCATGCCGCCAGTGTGACGGAAAGGGCAAGCAGCAAAACTTCGACCGGCATTATCATCTTGACGAAGACGATGTGAAGGAGTGGGTCGTATTTCTGCGAGCCTGCGGCGGATTCGACATCTGCTGA